GGAGATGTGCCCAGCACAACGTAGAGTCTTCCTGAAGGAGTGTCTCCTAAAGAATCTATCCTTAAGTCGCCACCAATGGTGACTAGTCGACCAACTCTTGTCATCTTTAGAGTGTCATAAGCGGCATTAAGAACATATACACCGTTTCCTTCGTTGCCAGTACAGTCAATTCCAGGACTTAGATCTGCCTCGTAGTAGGCGTCCAAGACTTGTGCATCTGAATTTCCCGGTGAAGAGCGTAGTCGTAGGCCCTGACCTGAAGCTATTGAAGCGTCAAAGTATCTGTCCGACGCCTGTAGATTGACGTCTCCGTCGGTATCAATAGATAGCTTTACGCCATTGTCACTCCCCAGACCCAGCGTTCTATTCGACCCAGCAACCACCACCATCCCAGAGTTGGAAGTGCTTATGGATCCTGATAGACCGGCGTTTACTTCAAAGAGAAGAGAGGCGGCATAGGGGCCTGATATGGAGACAACATTTCCGCCAAGAGATTTCAAGAGATTCGTAATTGAAGAAGCAGTAGAAGTTCCTATTCCTACGAAACCACTTCCTGAAACGTAGAGCAGAGAGTCACCTACTGAATTTTGAACATTAAGAACTGGGAGGGACGATCCATTTGCAATACCGTGTCTAGCCGTGAGTGTTGTAGTTGTACCTGTTCCCGATCCAGATACGTGCAGCCTAGATGAAATTGAACTTGTGCCTATTCCAACATTACCGCTCGTGTCTATTCTCACTCTTTCAACGTCGCTTGTCGTATTAGTGAAGACGATTGGTCCACTATCAAGATTCTTGATGAGAAGTTGTCCTTGATACTGAGAGACAAAGGCATTTTGAGTTGCAGAACCGCCTCTATTCAGTTGCAGATATGAGCCGTCTGAGCTACCGTCGAGAACTACGTAGGAGTTACCCGTCCCATCCGTCCTAAGAGAACCGACTACGTGTAGCTTATTTACAGGATTAGAGGTTCCAACACCAACACTTCCGGCTGAGTTTATCCTCATTATCTCTGTGCCAGCCCCCCAGTTGCCGCTGTACCATCTAAATGATCCATCTCCTTCTGATCCCACATGCCAGTTTTGTGTGTTAGTGGAGCTATCTCCGAACTGTGCATATCCATACCCACTACCGGCCGCGTGATTAAGTTTTAGTGCGGGGGAAGAGCCTCCGTAGCCTGAAGAGCCGATGTGCAGTCGAGCATCTGGGACTGCAGTTCCGATACCAACGTTTCCTCCAGAAGTAATTCTCATCTTCTCTGCATTTGCCGTCCCTAGAACGAGAGGTTCTGATTGAACTGCGAGAAGAGTCAAAGCTCCAACACCGCTGCCGCCGTACAAGTTCATGTATGCAGTTCCTGCGTGTGAGAGCCTGATGTCCGGAATTCCGTTGCTCTTACTCACATCGAGTGCAGCTCCAGGCGATGTGTTTCCGATACCTATTTTTCCATCATGAGTAATGCGCAGTCTCTCTGTAAGTGATGTACTTGACGTGCTAGATCGAGTAGAGACAGCCAGGTCACCCGTTGTATTCCCTGAGCCATCGTAGAGCAATCCTTTTATAGCGGCGAAGCCAACAGAATTTGCGTTGTCTCCCTGATAGTTGGTGAAAAGGATGCCACCGCCCGAACCCTGCGTGTTATCGTTGTGACTTATTCGAATGAAGCTTCCCCTGTCACCTGCATCCGTTATGGCTGCAGTGGTCTGACCATTTCCGAAAACATGCAGCTTGCTCCTCGCTGTCGTTGTTCCTATTCCCACACTACCTGTGGCATAAATTACTCCGTTAGATGGGGACATCCAATACTCTGGGCTTGCGCTCCCGCCTCCAGCAGCCGCGAGCTCTGTTAGAGTCTTACCGTCAGTGTTGTTGAGATCGAAGAACTTCATATCGTTTCCGCTCTTCTGAATGCGCATACCGGAAGTTCCGAACTGAATGTCGTTTGATGTAACGAGGACGGACCCTGTTCCTACCTTTAAGGATCCACTGATGATAACATCTCCGCCAAAAGCTGATACTCCCCTGTCTGAAGTACCAAGAGAGCCACTCGATCCACTGACAAAGAGGAATACATCTGTTCCTATGCTTGTCGGTGCTACGGAGCCTATTCCAATGTTACCCGACTCGTCGATCCTCATTCTCTCGCCGCTTGATGCGCCGTTACGCGTCCCGAATGTGAGTGCACCTTTGTCAGAACTGTGATCTACGTTTATGAAGCGTATGTAAGAGTTTATGTCTCCTCCACTTCCGTCAGCATTTACTATGGACGTGGAGTTGTTTGCTGTTGTACTTGTGTTCTGCAATCTTATGACTCTGGGTGCATCACTAGCGAAAGGAGTATCTGTAGAAGGTTCTGAGATTACAATGTGAAGCTTTTGCGCCGGTGATGAGGGTGTTCCTATTCCGAGGCTACCTCCACCACTAGTGTCAAACTTAAATTTGCCGTCGATGTTGAGCGCGAATGCGTTGTCTGGGAGTGACCAGATCTGAGGCTGTGTGAATGTGATTCCGTAGCCGCTGCTTGTGAGAAAAGCTGTGTTTGAAGAACCTGCGTAGTTGACTCCAAGGCCTTCCTCAAGTATAGAATCTCCCAGTGTCGTTGAAGTTGCAAATTTGGGTATGAAATTAGTTGTTCCGCTGCCACCAAGACCACTTGACGACGCAGCAATCGTCACTGCTCCGCTCGAGCCCGTAGTAATTGTGACATTATCACCAGCCACAAGATAAGAAGTTCCATCTGTCAATTTTGTCAGCGAACCGCTTAGACCACTACCGCTTACGAATATTATTGAGTTTCCCTGATAGTCTTTGATGTCAAGAAGCGCGCCCATAGGTGAAGAGACGCCCGATTTATAGACTATTCCCTGATCTGTTGCTGTTGAGGATCCTGATACGTAAAATCTCGCTGTATTTGCAACAAACCCGAGGTTTCCACCCGCAAGAATGTTGCCGTTGCTGTCGATTATTAGGCGCTGTGTAGTTCCGTCGCCTCCATAAAAAGTGTGCTGCAGAGACGTGTATGTGCTGGTTGCAACCCCAAAGACGTTTGGTTCTCCTACCTTAATTCCAAATGAAGATCCTGCATATGTTCCCGATACATGAAACAGGGCGCTCGGCCTATTTGTGCCTATGCCTACACGTCCGCCGATTGTCGCGCGGGTGCCTGACACGAAGAGAATGGATGTTCCTGAAGAATTCTGAACATCAAGTAGACCAACATTATCTGTAGGAGAAATAACTCCTCCCTTTATTACAGCGGTAGGTTGAGATGCAGTCGAAGACCCTGAAACATAAAGACGTCCCGTCGCCGAATTAGTACCTATTCCAACGTTAGATCCATCGTCGCTTACAATGCTGTTACCAATCGTGCCTGCAGCAGTAAATTTAGAGACAAATCCTGATGTTCCGCTTCCGCCCACGCCGCCACCAGCACCAGAAAATTGTGTCCAAGACATTGCAGTGACGCCCACAGATATTTCTCCCGTGGTCGACATTATGTAAATTTTTCCCGAATTAAGGGTGCCCTCCTCCGCGTACGTAGTTGCACCGCAGCTTATTGTTCCTGATCTTGCATCAGATGCTCTAGTAAGAACATAGTTGTTCTCCGTCACTTCATAGAAGTAAATTCCATTTTCGCTCCCAGCGCTTTGATCTTTTAGGAGGACTCTATCTTCGTCTGAGAGCGTCACGTCGTCTATAACAAGTGGAGTCGAACCCGCGAGGGCGACACTGGTGGTCGAAGCAGCTCTTACAGACTTCTTCCAGTCTAGTGTTTCGTCAACTATAACCTCTAGCAGTTCAGTTTTTGGTTGAACTCTATAATACGAGTAGGTTTTCCTATATCTTTGAGAATCTCTAGACATTTTTTCTTTTCTTTCGTCTTTAATTACACTGAAGTTATTTTGTATACACTTGCTGCGTACTGTTATAAATAAGATTCGCGGACAGAAATTTAACTATCTTTGCCGCATAGGAGAAAAAAGATTATGAAGTCATTTACAGGTTTATTCTTACTCGTTGCAGCTTTTGCTCTTGTTGGATGCGAGAAGAAGGTCGAAGTTCAGGTTGTTGATGCAGCAGTCGCAGAAGCAGTCGACGCAGGTGTTGTCGCTCCCGCTTGCTGCGAGGCTGATGGCGCGGCTGCCGTTGCTCCGCTTACTGCTCCAACAGCAGCTCCAGCTGAAACTGTCAACACTCCCGCGGCTCCGGTTGTTGTTCCGACAACGACGATCAAGAAGTGACACACCAGGCCCAGCAGTTTGAGGGAACGCCTCCGGGAGGAGTGGGATTCGATGCCCACCTGGGCCTCCAGATGACCGATAGAAAAATAATCGATTCGTTCACATTAGCATCAGGATACGCTTTTCTGTCCAATTTCCATCCGTCAACGATATGGATAGACGGGAAAAGTTACCCCACTGTCGAGCATGCATACCAGGCCCACAAGACCCTCAATGAGGAATCTCGAGAGATGATTCGAAAGGCCAAGGATCCTGCCATGGCCAAAAAGCTTGGGAGAGGCGTTGAGATGCGACCTGATTGGGATGCGGTGAAGGAGGGGTTGATGCGGGACTTCATCCGAAAGAAGTTTGAATCACCGTTCCTGGCCGACCTACTCTTGAAGACAGGTGATGCCGAATTGGTGCATAACAACAGCTGGAATGATCGTGTGTGGGGCGTATGCAGGGGCGCCGGCGCCAACCTCCTCGGTAAGATCCTGATGGAGGTTCGTCAGGAGTTGAAGAACTCCTCCAGTTGATCGTGCATCTTCTCGGCCTCGGCGTATCCCGCCTTAAGTAAGACCTGTACATAAGGTTGAAATATCAATAGAAAAGAGAGAGAAGATATCCAGTTAGTTGGGAACAGTCCCCACGCAATTTCTTTCTGTACACTACCAGCTAGAGCATCTAGAGAAGTCGAGGGCCTTACCACAAGAAGGTCTAGTTTTCTGTACTTTCCGTAAGATTCTGTACCAAGGGTGTCGAGGAAGTCGTTGATTGCCTTTGCCTTCGCAACATCTTGCATGATTTGATTGACAGTGAGAGCTTCAAACATGCGTGATGTTTGAGTAAGAATCGTAGGTTCTCTTGTCCACTCCTGCTGGACGTCTGGTTCGGGAAGTGTCAATACTAGTATCTTTACCTTTGGATCGTTAGTCGTGTCAGGATTGTCCGTACGATCATCATAGAAAGACATCAGGATGGGTGCTATAGGTGTGTTCTCACAAAGACCACCGTCCACGTGCCATCCGCCGTCGCCCAGTTGTTGTGATCTAAAGGCAATTGGTACAGCGCCTGAAGCGACAGCGTGTGTTCCATTCAGCTCCTGCTTCTTTGTGATCCACGCCGGAGAATCGTATGTTTTATTGTCCTTAGAGTCTACCCACATGTGAAGACGTTTGGAAGTAAGTTCTGTAGTCGCAAGAACGTTTGCAGTAACGATTCCTGTGTCTATGTTTTTTCTATATTGTTCCAGATTAAGATTTTTATTCACAAATTCTAGCAGCGGAGAGTTATCGAGTACGGAATAGAATCTTAGATGGAATATATCACTCCACGGAACCTTTGCGACCTGTCCAAAGCTTATTTTGTTCCACGGATCCACAATTGCATCAGGCAGCTTCTTTTCATCGTGAGCTGCAGCACAATAAACTAGACCATTGAGAGCCCCAATAGAAGCTCCCGAAACTGTTTCAAATTTATGCCCCCATCTCTCTGCTATGTACTTTAGGAATCCAGCCTCCCAGGCTCCTTTTACGCCTCCCCCTGAAAGAACTAATGCAAACTTCTTATTATCTTTCATGGTGATGATCTCCGTTGTTGTGATTACTTATGATTAGTAGAAATTTCGATTCAACAAACGTTTGCATAAGAAAATTTTACCACTTTCTCCCAGACAATTTAAATTAGAGTAGATGTAGAAGTTAGGAGGTCAGTTATGCCCAGCGATCTGAAACAAGTTATCCTTGTACGTCAAGATCTGAAGATGAAAAAATCCCAGGTTGCCTCTCTGGTTGCAAAGGCTTCTACAGAATTTTTTCTAGTGAATGACGAATCTGAGCGGGGCGACACTCTTTCAGTCAGGCTCACTCCCGAAGAGACAGACTGGATCAACAGCGGCTCTATTCGCGTAGTTTTGGGCGTAGGATCGGAGACAACTCTTAAAAGTTTAACTTTTAAGGCGGAACTTGCTGGTCTTCAGTGTTATCCCGTGGAAGGAAAAATGTTTGACGAAGAGGGCGGCACAGAGACTCTTTGCGTCGCTATTGGTCCCGACGATTCACGAAAGATCGATGAGATAACTCGTAACTTAAAGTTATTGTAAAGTTAGCTCAGTATAGGGTAAGTTAATATCATCAAGGCCGCTCTGGTGGAACTGGCATACACTCCGGATTCAAATCCCGGCGCCGAAAGGCATGTGGGTTCAACTCCCACGGGCGGTACTGATATTCAACGGAACCATAGCTCAATAGGTTAGAGCATCTGACTCATAATCAGCCGGCTCTCGGTTCAAGTCCGAGTGGTTCCACTATTTTCTAAGAGGAAGTCATGCTGAAGTTTATCGGGGATCTTCCGCGGAAGTGTACAATCGCCTTCTCAGGTGGCATCGATTCCGTGGTGATCTCCGACTTTCTTTTGAACGGAAAACGTGACGTGACCCTCGCGTTCTTCCACCACGGAACGATCAACTCCGAACGTGCCGAGGAGTTTGTTCGAAAATTCGCGGAGGAACGCCACGTACCCCTCAGGATTGGACGGATTAATTCCAAGAAATCCAAGGACGTTTCCCCCGAGGAATTTTGGAGGAATGAACGGTACACATTCCTGGACTCCCTGGGAGGTCCTGTGGTGACGGGTCACCACCTGGGTGACGCGATCGAGACGTGGATCTTCACCTCACTTCACGGAGAATCCAAGTTGATTCCTTATTCTCGTGGAAATGTGATCCGTCCGTTCTTGGTCACACCGAAGGAGGAGATCCGATCCTGGGCTTCGAGGAGGAATCTCACGTGGATCGAGGACGAGTCCAACAGCGATCCTAAGTACATGCGCAACCTCATTCGAATGGCGATCGTTCCCGAGGCACTGAAGGTGAATCCTGGTATTGGAAAGGTCCTCAAGAAGAAATACGAATTATTGATGGCTAGCGAGATTCGAGTTTCCTTGTAGAATACTTACAATGTCGAGGAAAACGTGAAGAAAGTTCAGCTTAGTCTAAAACGAGGTTCGTCACCTGTATCTTTCACGTTGTATGACTCTGTAGAGTCTGCCTATTATCTAAAAGATGAGCCTCCATACCCGGACGGATTTGAAGAAGAATACAGAAAAATTGTGTCTCTGAACCGCGGAGAGATTCTCGAAGTAGAGTGGGTTGGGTCTGAGTGGATCTTTGACGATGGAGATTCGGACGATCCACAAGAATACCTGAGAAGAGGCGGAATCTTTGACAAATACGACAAGGTTAGAATTGGTAAAATTACACCTCTCAAAGGCACAGAGGAAAAAATGGGTCTCATGGAAGTGTATTCAGGCTGGACGACTTCTGATGCTGTTCCCTGGAATGCTAAGATTACACCTGAAGGTATAAAAATAACTCAAGTCAAGGGAAAGATTGTTTCTAAGTTTGATTTTACAAAGTTATTTCTAGATCCTCAGCTGGGTCTGGGTCTTTTGCAGCAAGAAACAGAAGAGGACATCGTCATAGGCGATGTCCTCAGCTAGTCATTAAGTGACAGTAAATCACGCAGCGGGAGGTGGGGCTGGTGGGTTGTCCCAGTAGCTTCCGCTCTCTATAGACGTTATTGTGAGATTGAGTTGTGCGGCGAGCCACTCGTATACGTAGTCGTCGCTTTGACCCCACGCAAGATATTCCTCGCCTGAGAGCTGAGTTCCTCCCGATTCATAGTCTCTACGATCCGTCTCTTGATCTCCCATGAGCGACCACTCAACGACGGCTCGGCTTCCAAGCTGTACCGATGTGTTTCTTACGACGATGCACTTCGCCTGTCCTGTTCTGTATGTGATTGGTTCGATCTTTGCGTACATTTATGTTTGGCCTTTCGCTATGTTATTTATTATCGAAGTTTGATTTGTTTTCCCAGTCTTTCTGATTTGCGGGCAGGGACAGACCAAATAGCTTTGCTATTCTGTGCATCTCGTCGAAAGCCGAATCATGTCGAAGATACATGTCCCTGTTTGCTTCTGCAATTCTTTCAGCAATAACGTAGCTTGGTTCATCTTGCATAAGATCGTAAGAACCAGCCGATCCAAGAGCAATAATCTTCACGTCTCTTCCATACGGGAGACTCTCCAGTCCAGCTCGAATGTTGTACTCATTTTCTAGATTGTTACCATCTGTCTTTCTAAGTCTATCTAGCACAGAATTGACAGCAGGAGAGTCTCCTCTGTCAGAGGATATTTTCTTCCATACTCTCAATCCAAGACAGTAGAGTATTGTTGCCTCAATCGGTGAGTTCGCCCAAAGATATACAGCTTCGTAGCCGCCGGCGTGATGTTTTTTAACGGAGAAGATTCCATCGAGACTCAAATTTGTCTTGGGGGAATGTTCAATCACCCCCGAATAGAGACCTAAATTTTTGTGATTGTTCTTCTTGCTCCTCTTGTCTGAAAGTATCATCAAGAAGCTGTACGTAGGACAGTCAGCATCTGACACGAGATAGATTTCTTTTTCTTCTCTCGTGACTATCTCAGACAGCGAGACAGGATCTTTTGCTAGTCCTCTACAGCCAACCTCTATGATCTTTTTTATCTGCTCCATCGCAGAAATATTAATCAAGAATTAGGTGTGTATCTCAACGATAGTAACACTTAATTTTTCTGCAAGCCATCTCATGACGTACTCGTCATCTCCGAGCCAAGACGAATACTCTTCACCTCCAAGCAGACTGGTTCCGTGCTCAAACAGGACTGTTCTGTCTTCGTTCATGAGTGACCAGCTCACAGCTGCTCCTCTACTCAGATCAACGCTCGTCTGAGTTATTGAGAGAATTGTTGCGTTTCCTTGCCTGTAGCTTAGTGGCTGTATAGTGGCGTACATAAATTTCCTTTTTCTAATTTATCTCATGTCACTCTGTAAGTGATGGTCATGGCTATCTTTGTGCCTGCTCCAACATAAGTGCCGATGGGGGCCTTTGTGTTCGCTGCGCCGCTCGCGGTAGTGACATACATTTCAACGTAAGTATTTCCTTCTTCAACCACACCTGATATCGTCGCGACGTTAGATGCCAATCCTGAATATTTTCCAACAGAAGCTATGCCGATACCTGAAGACGAGGAGTAAGGAAGACCCGTTATTCTCCAATCTCCGCTTCCTGCTGTTCCAATAGAGCTTACCTCGGTGTACATAGAAACAACGACCAGCTTTCCGACTCTTACATAGTAGGCTTTTGTGTTTGCAAGCGTATATGTGCCTGCTGCTGAAGAACCTGCGAAAGCAGGGGACCAAGTTCCATAGTCGTAGTGATCTAGTGTCTGTCCTGTTCTTGTTCCGTTTGTAGGGCCTGTCAAACCAGTCCAATTGACGCCGTACGTGTTGTTAAAAATTGCATTACCGTTGTAGACGTGAAGCTTTGTGTTCGCTGTCGTGTCAGGAGTTCCTGTTCCAACACCAACTCTCTGGGAGGTGTCAATAGTTACAGCTCTTGCAGAATTTGTTTCGAGAGCAAGCGCTTGACCAGAGCCGACTGCTGCAATTACTGTTTCAGCAGGTGCCGATAATCCGTACCTAACTTGCATTCTTCCGTATTCTGTTCCCGCTATAGAAAGAGAAAATTTAGCTGTACTTGAGCTAACACCGCTATATGGAGGTGCTTGAACTTCCACAGAAGTAGTTCCGTTAGTTGACGAGTTGTATACGGCCACGCTTGAATTGGGTTGTGTCGTTCCTATTCCAACGAAACCCGTAGATCCCGTAATGATCATCCTTAGGTTTCCGTTTCCGTCAGACAAGAAGATGTTGTTTGTCTGTGTGGCAAATGATCCACCTGCTCCGTACCCACCTATGACCACGTTGCCACCACCAGACGTGATGCTCGTTCCAGCCTGTGGTCCGAGAGCCACGTTGAAACCACCCGTGGATACACTGTAGAGAGAGCTGTAGCCAATTCCTACGTTGTAGCTTCCTCCTGCAACTGTTTGAAGTGAATATGAACCTACTGCGACATTCGCGACGTCTGTGCTTGTCGAATAAAGCGTCTTGTATCCAACGGCAACGCTGTCTTGCCCTTGCGTTGATGTTGCCATAGCCAATGCGCCAACAGCAGTGTTTCTATTGTACTTGGAGAGCTTTGAAAGAGCATTTGATCCGATCGCCGTGTTGTTATTGCCTGTGTCGTTTAATTCAAGCGTGTATGCTCCTAATCCAACGTTGTCTGTTCCCGTAGTATTTGCATTGAGAGATCTGTATCCCACAGCTGTCGTGTATGCTGCAGCTGCACCTGCAAGGGCTTGATAACCTATCGCGGTTCTTCCTGCAGAGCTGCCTCCATAACCTGCTTCTGCACCTACACCTACACTGTAGTTCGATGCACCTGCAGAATATAGAGACTTGTAACCAACAGCTGTGTTGTATGGTCCCGATGTAACTGCATAGAGAGCCTGAGACCCTACAGCAGTATTATAGGAAGCAGTGTTGCCATCCATTGCAACGTAACCTATTGCAGTGTTCTCGCCGCCGTTGCTCTGCCTGTTGGCATAGAATCCGACGGCAGTGTTGTACTGACCTGAAGTTACTGTTGAGTTGGCAGCGGATCCAAGCGCAACGTTAGTGCTATCAGCCGAAGCGCTCCCTCTTCCCACAGTGTGACTATTGATGAGAGCGTCAGAAGCATGAACGACAAGTTTTACGGACATCGACGACGTTCCGATGCCAACTCTACCAGTGTTGTCCATCTTGATTCCATTGGTCGAGTTCGTCCAGGGAGCTATTACGAGATTTCCAGTGTCTGTTGAGTTTCTCGAAAAAATTATCGCAGAATCGCCTTGACCCACAAGCGGATTGTATGCACCTGCAGATCCCGATGGGAACAACCTTAACCACGATCGGAATGTTGCCGCTCCGTTTATACCATCAATTTGCAACCCATCGTAGTCTGACGTGGTCCACACATGGAGTTTCGATCCAGGACTTGCAGTTCCGATGCCGACTCTCTGCGAGGTATCGATCCTCATCGCTTCGTTGTTAACGGTCTTGAACACCATGGGAACGCCTGAGATTCCCAATATGCTGTGGGCTCCACCGTCAGACTGAATCCTGAATATTTCACTTCCATTTTGAATATGAGAATGAACAGCGCCGCCCGTTCCATTGACTGCTAGCCATCCATACCCTGACGCTGCAAAGGGAGCAGCAGCAGTTGCAGTCATTCCAATGCCTACGGTAGTTGATGTGCTGCTTGCAGACAAAACCATGGCAGTGTTACCACCAACACCCATGTTTATGTTGTAAGACTTAACACCTTGACCTATGGTGTAATTGAGATAGGGAGACCCGTTGTTGTCGTAGAGTTCGTGGCGAGCATATGAGTAGCCTGTTCCACCTATCATTCCAATTCTGGTGACGGCACTGGTTCCTACCGTGGCATTTGTCACGGACAAGGCTGTCAGGCCGTTGTTGTCGTTTCTGACTACGAGTCTATTCGCTTCTCCGTAGTGACTCCCCGGACTAGTTTCTCCAATTCCGACATTGCCAGAAGAATCCATCCTCAAGCCATTCGTACCGGTTGTCCATGGAGCAAGAACGAAAGCTCCCGTACCTGACGATCCGGCACTGAAGATGATTGCTGAATCGTTAGCCTGAGTGATATCATTATAAGACCCAGCGCTAGTTGTACCTGCAAGAACTCTCATCCATCGAGTTCCATCGCTCTGGTAGATACCCTGCGCAGATCCTGTCGCGTAGATCTCAAGCTTTCCATTAGTAGATGGATCTGTTCCTATTCCTGCACGTCCGTCTTGATATGGAACAAGAGATATGTCTGACCTGCCAAGGTTTCTGTATGTTCCCTGGATTATGTTCTTGGTTGCTGTTGCATCATACAAGAAGAACGTATTATCAGTCTGCTTTCCAAATTGCCACTTGTCTGTCCCTCCATCAGCCAAGAGAATCTGAGACTGATACCCAGCTGTGTTGTCTATTCTAATACCAGACCTACTCGTGCTAGTTCCTCGAATGTAGATCTGATCTTGCGAAGAATCATATATAGAAAGTTTGTAACTGGGGTCTGTCGTTCCGATTCCAATCTTTGAGGGGGTGATGATGTTTCCCTTTGCCCTCATGATGTTGTAGTTAGTGGCAGAAAATGCGACGCTGTCACCAACTGACACTGTTCCACCAACTGTAGCCGCAGATGTTGCAAGAGATGCTGCGAACGTTATGTCTCCCACGGGAGACGTCATCACCGTTGCCTTGACTAAAACTGTCGGACCAGAACTCCAATAGAGCCTTGCCTCTACCCAACCGTCATACGTGCTCACTGTGTCCCTGATTATTCTGACTTCACGTACAGCTGGGAATCCTCCATTTTCATTGACAATACAGTTGAGAACGTTTATCGCATATACATCGCTGCCCACCCAGCCCTTGCTCACGGTAAATGTGACTGAGCTGTGAGCTGCAGTCGTCAACGTGCATATAGCAGCACCGGTGTTATCGTTATTCCCGAATTTGAATATGGGAAACCAGTCACCTGTGACTCCTGTTATCGAAGTGTAGGACGCTGTCCTCACGGGCATGTTCGTTGTACTGAGATCAGAATAAGACAGCTGGGCGGGGACGAATCTCGTGCCGTCGGCACGGAGGACATATCCTGCAGTATTTGTCGCGCCGATAACTCCGTATGTGTTGTCAAACCTTATGTCACCGCTGACAACATGAAGCTTAGAAGAAGGATTATTGGTTCCGATTCCTACGTACCCAGAGGTGGGCTGAAGGAGTATTGCATTTGCTCCCGCCTGATATGAAAAACCAATATTGAATGTTGTCTGGCTTCCTCCGCCGGAGTTTTCAAGACGAGAAGACATTCCGATCATGTCGTTCTGGTCGATTCCTGCAGCGGAAAACTTTCCATCAAACATGAGGTGTGTATTTGTGCTACCGTCTGCGAGTCCGCTTCTGTATACGTGAAGAGGATAAGCAGGAATCGTAGTACCAATTCCTACATTAGCAGACGTACCGCTAACTACCAGTCCTCTCGTAGACCTCGAAAATATAGAGACCATGTCGGGTCCATTAGAAGATCCTGCAATCGCCTCGCCCCTAAGAAAAACGCCTAGATCTGTAGCTGCAGATGATGCTCCGCCCACTTTTAATTCAAATACAGAAGAACCTCCATCGTTAACTCCGCTAGGGCTGTTTCCCTTTACAACTATTGACCCATAGTCGTGAGTTCCTCTCGTTCCTACTGACGGAAGAGAGACAAAATTGATGGATCCCGTGTTGCTATTTAACACTGTATAAGATCTATTCAGACCAACGTCTATTGAAGCCGGAGTGGAAGAAGATATCGTTAGTTTTGCGGTGGCATTTGTGGTTCCAATTCCTATATTTCCTGCACCCGTAATCCTGAGCCGCTCTGTGGTGTTATAGCCGCTGTTGTAGAGACTTCCAAATACCATGTCGACAGTTGTACCGTTGTAGCGTGTATCAATTTGTCCCGTAATGTTTGATCCATCTCGCCACGTTAAAGACTTATAAGTGCTGTCGCTGGGATAAGTCGTCTTTAGAGTAAGGATCTCTGCATTACCTGTTCCGTCTTTGTAGATGGTTAGTTTTCCGTGAGTAGTTGCAGTTCCGACGCCTACGTTCGTTGCGTCATCATAAATTTGTGAATTTCCAAGGGCATTACTTGTTGCCGTCCATTTTGCAACATAATTCTGCGTTCCTGTGCCAAGTCCAAAAGAGGACGCGTGATATCCATCGAGGAGGTCTGCATCGAGACCGCTTCCTGTACCGTCATTGCTGTTCCCCCAGAATCTGTTCGGTGTATAAGGACCTTGCTCAACTGTGTCAAAGGTAGTGATCCAGGACATCGACCATCCGTTCGACCAGTCTGCACTAAAACCAGAATATCCCGTCAGTACCTCGGTAATGTAAGCCTGCGGGTAAGTCCAGGTTGACGTCGTCTCTCCGATCCATATGCAGTCGCTCGTGCCGTCGTATCCAAATCTTATCGAGTAGTTGGGACCTGAATCGGTTAAATTATATGCAAATACGTTGTACCAATTGCCAAGTGCATAATTGTAGCCGCCAATTCTGTACTCTTGCGTGCGACCTGTGACATACTCATAGATCTTAACAGTCAAAATTATCATTGTCGAGGAATTGTTCCTCGAAGACGGAAATCTTATTTTAAGCGCTCCCGTCTGAGACGGAGTCGTTCCAGTTATAGATCCACCACCAGGATTGACAAATCTTCGAGCACTTCCTCCGTCGGCATCATAGAAGCCGGTAGCATTGACTAGATTTAAAACTGAAGTACTTGCTGGGTCAACAAGATAAGATGTATTCTGAAGATCTACAAGTGCAGATGCACGCACCTGCCCGTTGACATCGAGCTTGTACGAAGGCGTAGTTCCAATTCCAATATTTCCGCTTCCGCTCACAAATAGCAAAGATGAACCGCCTGAATTTTGAACATCTAATACGGCAGCACCAGCTAATTGATCCGATGTACCAGGTCTAAAAATTACAGTCGTTTGACTCGTGACTGAATTAGATCCTGTCACAAACAGTCTTGCCTGCGGATTAGTTGAACCTATCCCTATAGAACCCGTTGTGTCGATTACGAGAAAGTCGTTAAATGAAAAGTTTGTTGCCATGTGTTTTTCTCGTTAGAAGATTGTGACCGTGGTGGGAGCTCCTCCCGAGGATATCGCAGAAATATCTATTGTCATTGCTATGTTGACTGCACCACCTGAATTCTGAGATACAGTACAAGTTGTTACAGTCGCCGACGTCTTAGTAAAAGTAACTGTCAGATCATTTCCTGAATACGGCCCTGTGTCGACTGTCTTGAAAGACACGACGTTTGTTGAGCTCGTTCCGTACTGTGAAGCAACAGAATATTTTCTTGCAACAGAGAAACCACCTTCACTCACCACAAAAGATACGTCAAACATCGATGCTCCGTTATTCTCTGCGACAGTGAAGAACGTGGTATTTGTGGAAGAGTTAATCGTCTTTGTAGCAGTCAGACGACCAGACTCGCCAGAAGCGAACGTTGTGACGTAAGTAGCACCCGTAGAGACTGGTGAGAATACGACGTTCGCTATCGAGCCGGTCGCAACGTAGATGGTCTTCCAGCGCTTTCCGGAAGAACCTAAGCTATATGTGTTATCGACGCCGGGAGTAACCGATCCCGTGATTGCGGTCTCACCGCTGACAGACAATTTATTTCCGTTGGAAATATTCGTTCCAATTCCTACGTTTCCTGATCCTGAGACAAAAAATAACGTTGTCCCATCATTATTTTGAATATCAAGAACTGAAGCTACTGGTGATGGGAGACCCGATTTTACTGTAAGCCCTGCCGCAGTGGAATCGCTAGATCCCGTAACCATAAGGCGAGCGAGCGGGCTATACCCTGATCCGATAGCGGCAACGTTTCCTATTCCAACGTTTCCGTTGCTGTCTAGAGATATCTTTCTAGTTGATCCGTCTGAGTGTCTGAAGATGTGTGTTGAAGCATCGTAATAGTTGAGTGAGTAACCTACGAACTGTGCGCCTACGATGAGACCGAATGCCGATGTTCCTGTGTTACTGCTTGATACCTGAAATTTTCCTCCTGCAATTGGAAATGTAGGAGACGAAGGAGTATTTGTTCCAATTCCAACGAATCCGCTTCCGCTGACAAAGAATAGAGAGTTACCTGTGTAACTTTGTGCGTCTAGAACACCAACAGCAGTACTGGAAGCTGTTGTTCCTTCTTTCACCACCATCGTGGGAGTAGTCGAAGTAGTGGAACCAGAGACAAGAAGTCTTGCGGTTGATGTTGAAACACTTCCTGCGAGATCGCTTATTATGACAGACCCCGTGTCAGCAGCTATCTTCATTCTCTCAGTGGTTCCATTCGCAAAGAACCTAATGTGGCCTGCGGTAGTGCCGCTGTTTCCGTATCCGAGATACAAACCGTCCGTGTTTACAGAAGATTCATTCCTGACGGCTCTGGCATTCATGTAAATGTCAGAGCCGTTTGATCCCTGTGTATTGACAACAGCAGTCCCGTTAACTCTGAGAATTTTTGTCGAAGCTAGATTTATGTCGCCGTTGACATCGAGTTTATAACCAGGCGTGGTGCTACCTATTCCCACGTTACCAGAAGAGTTGAAGACAATTACGTCTGTTCTTGCGGGTGAAAAGAGAACGTTTCCATTGTCGCTAGTCTGCGACATGTAGAAGTTTCCGGAAAGCTGTCCTATGCTGTAGTGAACATTTCCTGCATCGTGAAACTTTATTCCAACTCCGTTGTTGAAAGTAAGTCCTGTAGTTGCATCGCCTATCCTGGCAAATGCCGCATTTATGTCGACGCTTGGCGTTGCGGTTGCGTCGCTCTGTGTGGTGTAGACGTGAAGCTTCGATGTGACGGTGGCGGTTCCTATTCCTACGTTTCCTGTGCTGGAGAAGATGTAGTTGCCGTTGTTGCTGTTGGCTGACTGAAGCTCTAGGGGAACACCTGTGCCGAGACTTTGAATTATTCCGTTACCATTTCCTCCCGCGATCTTGATTCCATATCCTAAGTCAGTTAGTACTAGCGTGCGAGTTCCTAAAGTTGATGTGCTTCCAATCTGCACATCGTAACCTGGTGATGACGTGCCGATACCGATTCTTCCGCTTCCTGAAACGAAGAGCAACGTTGTTCCAGCAGAGTTTTGTACATCGAAGGTTCCTGCTCCACCTGTGGGTGAGACCACGCCTTCGCGGACCACCATTGTTGGTGTGGAGGCAGTTGAAGAGCCTGAAACAAAAAGCCTAGCAGTAGTACCAGTAAATCCAATGCCAACGTTTCCTGTCGAACCATCGACTCGCAAAGCGTTGTTTGCAAGTCTGACTGTCAAGTCTCCCATGAAAGCGGCGGCTTGCACGCCTCCATTCTGGGTAAACAACCCTATGTAGCTAGTCGACGAGGAGTCTGGATTGGTGACATACAGCTTCACCGTAGAGTCGATATTGGGACCTATTCCAACATAGCTTGAAATCAATCCCGTTCCGTTTACGTTCAGCTTGGCACTCGGGCTGGTTGTTCCGATGCCGACATTTCCGCTGGAGTCTGCGAATATTGCTTCCGTCGCTCCTGCATTGACTCTCACGCGGAAAGAACCGCCTGAAGCCATGGAATCTATGAAAGACGTGGTGGAGTTTTGGGAGATTCGAACGTACTGCGACGTAGTACCTGCGTCGATCGCGAGGGAGCCGTTGTAGAGAGTGAACTTCTGATACGGTGCAGTCGTTCCGATGCCGACTCTTCCGCTACCACTCACGAAGAGGAGTGATGTTCCTGCAGAATTCTGAACATCAAAGGTTCCTGCGCCACCTGTCGGTGAGACCACGCCTTCGCGGACTACCATTGTGGGAGTCGAAGCCGTTGATGATCCTGAGATGTAGAGGCGTCCGGTGTAAGAAGACGTTCCGATGCCGACGTTGCCACTGGTGTCTATTCTGACCCTCTCAGTCGAACCACCAGAAGCAAACAGTATGTTGCCGCCAGTCTCAGACCTCAAAGCAAGGTCTGTATTTCCCGCTCCCGTGACGAGACTTGTTCCATTTCCTACATAACCAAACGTTGTGCCTGTGTTGTAGGCTAACTGAATATAAGATTGCGTAGCATTGGTAGTAGAGAAAATTGCTGAAACGTTGGTACTACCAATAACGTGAAGTTTCGCGCCGGGGGTCGCCGTGCCAATACCAACATTTCCGCTGCCGCTCACGAAAAGAATTGAAGTTCCCGCAGAGTTCTGAACGTTTAATATTCCGACGCCACTTGTGGGAGAGGAGACACCTTCACGAACTATCATTGTAGGCGTAGAAGCGGTACTCGATCCCGACACGAAGAATCTTGCAGCGTAGCTGTTTGTTCCAACGCCAACACTTCCTGTCGAATAGATCGTGTTGATAGCAGACTCAAACCAATAGTTTGTAGAAGTCGCCCCGCCGCTGCCAGCAAGATTCGTAGACGCCGCGGCTCCGAGAGACGTAATGTCAAAGTAGCCGCCGCGGTTTGTTCCGCCCGTCTCAAATATTCTTATCTTGTTTTGATACATGTCGATCGTGACGCCTGTGTTGATCGACGTGTTTGTCTGCGGCTTGGCAAAGAATATCTCTCCACCTTCATCTCCGACTGAATAAACAGATCGGAGAGATCCGCTAATTGTCAAGTTACCTGTTGAATTATCATAGGTAAAATTATTAGTTCCACTGAGGACTCCGCCTGTTCCGGCGACAACGACCTGACCTGCAAGGACGTTGCTTCCGGTGAGGGAACCGGACACAGACGTGGCGTATACATTTCTCCAACGAAGCGCTGTGGATCCCAGGTCTTGTGTGTTGTCACTGCCGGGAGCAACATTTCCACCTGAAGAGATGGTGAGTCTCGTGTTGCCGCTGCCATCCCTGTAATAGTGCTGGTTGGCATCGTAGTAGTTGTTGGATCCCACGTATCCGACATAGAGGTTCGCAGCGTTTGGCACGGATCCATTGACAACGTGGAAAGCGGCCTGCGGAGCCGTAGTACCAATGCCGACTCTCTGTGATCCTGTTACGAAAAGTATCGATGTTCCGGCAGAGTTTTGAACGTCAAAGACTCCGACTCCCGCCGTTGGAGATACAACGCCTTCACGAACGATCATAGTGGGTGTGGAAGAAGTGGAAGATCCGCTTACTTGGAATCTTGCAGAGATAGATGTTGTTGATCCAATTCCAACGCTTTCGCTTGAATTTGCTGTCATCACGACAGTCGTGCCGTGAAGAAGAACAAAATTGTTTCCTGCCGCGGCGTATTTGATGACAGTGTCATTTGCTCCGAAGAGACCGCCAGTCGCAGATTGAGTGTTATAGATGGGATAAAAACCAGCTGCCCCTGCTGAGTAAGTTCCTGCAGCTATGTAAGATTCGAGACCTGTGCTGTACTTCGTGACGATGGTTCCGCTGACTGTAAGGAGAGCAGCAGGTGTTGCTGTTCCAATACCAACGTTTCCCGATGTATCGATTCTTACTTTTTCCGAAGCATTAGTTCCAAGAACTAATATTTTGCTTGCATTTCCTTGTACATACAGCGCACTTGAATCATTATAGATGCTTCCTACGGCAGTAGAGGACTGGTTATAGTCGGTTCTTCCGCCCGTAGTAGAACTTGCCAGAGTAAGAGTAGTGTATCCTGAATTACTATTGGGAATTGTCGTTCCAATACCAACATTTCCCGTAGTTGAAACAGACAAATACCTTCCCAGCGAAGTGTTATTGTATTGTAAAAAGAAAAAGTTAGAAGCGTTGTTATCAGTTATTAGCTGCCACAGATCTGTTGAATCTATTTTTAGATTGTAGCCCGAGGTTCCATTCGGAGATATTCCAGAAGAACCTGCTGCCGTAATCTGCGGGAAGCTATTATTTCCAAAAACATAGAGCGGGGAAGAATATGCAGGTGCCGCACCGATTCCAACTTTACCGCTTCCACTAACCATGAGAATGGAAGTGCCAGATGAGTTCTGTACATTTAAAATATTTGCGCTTCCTACGGGAGATGTCACACCTTCTCGAACAAGGAATGTTGTGTCCGAAGCTGTAGAGGAGCCCGTTATATAAAAACGAGCAAGAGGTGTAACGGTTCCAACACCTACATAGCCTCCACTATTAATAAAGAGTCTTTGCGTCGTCGTAAGAGAAGTTGGACTCTGGGAAATTACAAATCCATTGTTGACTATGTCATACCCAGCACTCCAGCCTTGTCCGTCGCTGCTTCTCTGGTATGAGACTCTGGGTGCTGTGTCTGTTCTTATTGTGATGCCGTCAGAGCTGGAACCCGTCAAATAGAGAAGAGTTGTGAGTCCTGAACTCGTACCTATTCCTACTCTTTTGTTCGTATTGTCCCACCAAAAGACGTTGGACCCACTGAGCACTCCGCCTGTGCCTGCTACTACGACCTGCCCTGCGAGGACATTGCTTCCTGTCAAGGAACCGCTAATACTTGTTGCAAATATGTTTGCCCAACGTTTTGTGCTAGATCCGAGATCATAAAGATCTGTGACACCAGGCAAGAATGATCCTGTAATCGCAGTTGTTCCACTGAGAAAAAGAGAGTTTAGACCGCCACCGGCGACTGGGAAATCTGATATCTTGAATAAAGATCCTGACACACCAGTGAATTGAACAGATCCTTCACTGAGCACTTCAAGTCTCAACGGGTTGCCCGCAGATCCGCTGAACTGAATGTTAGGATTTCCCGATCCTGTTCTTTGAGGATCTATTAATATGTCGCGCGGCATTTCGGTCTCTAATTATCAGCAAGAGATCAAGCTTCGACCAAGTTAAGCCTCTTGGAAGTAAGAAACTTCACTAAGCAACATACTCAGCTTCAAATTTGACGTCTTTTCTGTTTGCAGTGACAGTGTAGAAGAACTGTGGTTTAATTCCGAATAGCTTCATTAACCATCCTCTTCCAATTTTAATTCGATTATTTTCAACGCTCTCTACGAACAAAGACTGCCATCTTCCTACAGGTGTGATCTGTACCGTGATAGAAGCTTCGTCGACGAGAGGTTCCCAATATTCTGGTAGCTCGATGGTTTCTGAATCTCCCGTTCCCCTGACGTACACTCCGTTTTCAGGTCCCTCAAGAGATCCATACCGAAGTTTCCATCCAGGTCTTGTCGGGTGAGCAATCACGAAGCTCTTGGTCGTTGCTGCGAATGTTCCGTTGACTTCGAGGCTAAATCCAGGTGATGTCGTTCCGATTCCGACATTTCCTGAGCTATCTATGGTCGTAGAGGTCGAGAGAGACGATCCTACCGTTCCGTACTTGAAGAATAGCTTTCCTACAGATCGATCGAACTCAATAGCCCTGTAAGCTTCCGTGCTCGTGGTGGAACCGAGATAAATAGTTGAAACTGCGCTTGATACGCCAAAACCGACCCTGTCCTGTCCGCCTGATCTATGGATTGAAAGATTTTCCGCTGGTGTTCGAGTTCCGATTCCGACGTTGCCGCTGCCGCTTACGAACAACAAAGACGCACCAGAAGATTTGTTCACTTCAAGAACGGCAACTCCACCCGTTTGTTCTTGCGGAGCCTGAGCTATGAAGGTTGCTTGAGAATCAACGCTTCCTGACACGTGAAGTCGGGCCGTATTTATTGTGTGTGTTCCAATTCCGACATTGCCGTTTCCATCGATGGCCATCCTCTGCGTACCATCGGCGTGATACCAGATTTGTGTGTTGGCCTTGTATGTGTTTACAGAAATCAATCCCAAGAAATCAATTCCAATTCTTAGATTGGCATTCCTGTTTCCTGAAAGGCTGCTCGACACCTCAAACAACCCGGCAGGAGAAGAAGTTCCTATTCCTACGCTTCTAGATGTATTGTTCCACCAGAAGTTGTTTGAGCCACTTAATACGCCTCCCGTACCTGCTACAACGACTTGACCTGCAGAAACATTGCTGCCGGTTATTGAACCAGATATCGAAGTTGCATAGAGATTTCTCCATCTCTTTGTCGATGATCCAAGATCCTGTGCATCATCGGTACCAGGAAGTGCGTGACCTGAGCTATTAAGCGTGAAAAGAGTTGAAGGTGTTGAGAATGTGCCACCAGCTGCAACTCTGCCGACTGAAAAAGCGTCTGTTCCCCATTCTAGGGCCCCGCCGCCGAGAAGAATTCTCCACGTCGGAAGAGAAGTATTTGCCTGTGATCCTGTAAAAGCATTTGACTCTAGAAAAAGGCCGTTGTAATTGCTGCTCACGCCCGAAGAAGCACCAATTGTTGCGCCTGTTGTTGAAGAGCTTCTACCTGGATGGAATCCATAGCCCGAATTTGTGAGCGGAGATAGGAACCCAGAAGACGATCTTGTATAGCCTGCTACATCGAGCGGCAGGCTCGGTTGCGTAGTTCCTATTCCCACATTCCCTGAGGAGTCTACGACCATTCTAGTAGCTGCAGCTGCATTTTGTGCTGCCGTGAAGAATGAGATGCCACCGTAATTAGATCCTATATTTGTTCCCAGGTGGATCCCAACGTTCATTGTTGATCCATTGCCCTTACTGTACAAACCAAGGCGCTGTGATCCGTAAATGTATGTGTCGTTCGCTGTTAGACCGTCTGTCCTAGAATCTGTTCCTGCAACAAGAAGCGTTAAATCTCTTGTACCAAGCTGCTGGCTTAGCGTAAGTCTAGCATCTCCGTAAGTAGTTCCGTCCGAAGATGCTATGTCAACAGAAGTTGGGTTGGCTTGATTTCCTTGGGCATAGATCGTAAGTCTGTCAGATGTTGCTGTTGCAGTTCCAATTCCAACACTTCCACCAGAAGCTATTACAATTTGATCAGAATTGGACTCTCTGAACCTTATTGCATTTCCCGAAGGTCTGTTTATGTAGAGAGTTTGGTCAGATGCTCTCGACAAGATGTTGTAGTCGTTGACAGAAGTACTGCCATTTAGGTTGATTCCAACATAGTTTGTAAATACTTCACCAATTCTGACGTTAGTGTTTGCCGAAGATCCAAAAACTGTTAGATTTGCAGTAGGGCTACTTGTTCCTATTCCCACTCTGCTATTTGAGTTGTCCCACCAGAAGTTGTTGGAACCGCTGAGTACGCCGCCATTTCCTGCCACCACAACCTGTCCTGAAACGACGTTACTGCCAGTTAATGAACCGCTGATGTTGAAGGCATAGATGCTGTTCCATCTCTTCGCAGACGACCCAAGATTATATGTGTTGTCAACTCCAGGCAGTATAGAACCTGTGACTCCCACTTCGCTTCCAACAGACGACAGAACGCTATCCCCTATTGTCGAAGTTCCTGTCCACTTTGTAAGGAAGTTGGTGGTACCCGTTCCCGTAACTGTTCCCGAAGGCGACGAAGACGCTATAGTAACCTGACCGTTCGATCCAGTCGTAATTGCGACGTTGGAGCCTGCAACTAGGTACGAAGTACCATTCGTGAGCTGGGTGAGAGATCCGCTCAGTCCAGCGTTAAACTTAACTGCTCCCGTGAAGGTCGATCCACTAATCGTGGCAACGACAGAATCGCTTATTCCAAGAGTCACATTGTTATTTGCACCACCGTCCGTGAGGATCAAGCCTGTTCCGGACGTAAGAGCTCTCTCATTCGAAAGATTTGAATCGTTTCCTACTGTGACGAATGCCGAGGTGGACGGAGCAAGATTTGGTGCAGAGAGTGTCACAGCGCCGTTTGAGCCTGTGACAACTGTCACGTTAGATCCTGCAATTAAGTACGATGTTCCATCAATTAACTTAGTTAAAGATCCGCTGAGACCCTGATTGAACTTGACAGCACCTGCAAATGTGGAGCCGCTTATTGTTGCTACAACGGAATCATTTATTCCCAGTGTAACGCTACTGTTAGATCCGCCGTCAACAAGATTTAATCCCGTTCCTGCGGCGAGCGCCCTCTCATTTGTGAGCGTAGAATCGTTGCCTATTGTAACAAAAGCCGCCGTAGAAGAAGCGAGATTCGGAGCAGAAACTGTTACTGACCCGTTTGATCCTGTCGCAACTGTTACGTTGTTACCTGCTACAATATATGATGTTCCGTCACTGAGTCTCGTGAGAGATCCGCTGATAGAAGTAGCCACCATATTGGACCATCTTGCAGAAGAAGATCCTAGCGTATAGGAGTTGTCGGATCCTGGGAGTATCGACCCTGTCACAGACAAAGAACCATTTACTACCAGCTTGCTATTGATGCCAGAAGCCGTTCCAATTCCAACGTTACCGTTGAAAGCTATTCTCATGGACTCTGTGCCATCTGCGAGCTGGAATACCTGTGTGAATCCTCTGTATAGGTTTATAGAAGTTCCGAAGAACTGTGCACCTATGATCAGTTGAGAATTTGCGTTGCCTGTTAGACTACTTGAGACGTGCAGAATACTTCCGGCAGAAGTTCCGTTTTGAGTGTTTGTACCGATACCAACGAACCCACTACCGCTGACAAAGAGAAGAGAAGTTCCTGTATAACTCTGTGCATCAAGTACGCCCACTGCCGTCGTGGACGCAGCTACACCTTCTCTGATCGTTACCACAGGCGACGTCGAGGATGAAGATCCTGAAACGTAGAGCCTCGAACCGTAAGTATTCGTACCGATTCCAACATTTCCGCTTGTATCGATCCTCACTCTCTCTGAGTTTGATGTTCTGAGTGCTATGGCTCTTCCGACACCAGATTCCAGCTGCAGGCCGCTTAATTCCTGTATGTAAGTTCCGGAATCTCTGAATAAAAGCTTTGAAGCTCCATTCAGCAAAAGAGTTGCTGAATCGTTGTTGCCCACGTGAAGAGTGGCCGAAGGTGACGTGTTGTTCACACCGACGGAGGTGCCATCATCGTATACAAGACTATTTGCTATGGCATTTCCACTCGTGAACTTTGCGTGGTAGTTTGCGGTGCCGCTGCCCGTGATGACACTGCTACCGCTAACGAGTAACCCAAAGTCGATCCATGTAGGTGAAGAAGTACCCGCGGATTGAAGTATTTGACCCAAAGTACCTACAGCAGAAGAAGAGAGATAGCCCGATGTATTGAAGTATCCGACACCACCTTGCGTCCCACCAGAAATTGTGTTAAAAGAGGCGCCTGATATCGTAATTGTCTTATTGTAGAGATTGTCTGTCGATCCCGTGGTGACAAGGTTGATCTCGTTTCCGACGTAACCTGCCTTCCATCTGTCTGTGACTGCATCCCATATGATCGATCCAGTTGTACCTGCGGTAGTATCTGCAACGTATACACCGCCGAAAGACAACGGAGAAGGACCTGCATTGAGGAGGATGGCATTATCCTTGATGTTTACTATCTCAGAGTTAATAATTGAGGACGTTCCAAGCACCCTTAGATCACCTGAAACAGTTAAGTCTCCTGAAAACGAACCTGTGCGAGCATACAGATCTCTCCAAGATTTTGCTAAAGATCCTAGGTCGTGTGTCAGACTTATTCCCGGAAAGATTGAACCTGTGATTGCTGTAAGTCCATTGACTGAAAGAGTGTTGCCATTCGTCTCTGTCGTTCCGATTCCGACGCTGTTGCCTGCGTTATAGATGACGCTTGAGTCTGAAATTGTATTTGCACCCGTCCAAACTGGTATGTAATTTATTGTTCCAGTACCAGAAACTGTTCCTGGGGGCGAGCTCGAACTTATCGCTATGGACCCATTTGAACCTGTGACAATTGTAACGTTGTCTCCCGCTATAATGTACTGAGAGCCATCTGTGAGTCTCGTGAGAGAGCCGCTAAATCCTTGTGGTGCTTTTATCGTTCCGGAGATGACGTTTGTTCCGGTAGACGTACCCATGTTAATGGCAGTCGCCGCACCTGCAAAGTTTACTGTCGTTGCTGAGGTATTGATGAGATCAAAGTTTGAGCCTGCAGTGATGATCTTAGCGGAAGTGATTCCGTCTCCAACACGTAGTATGTGATTGATCTTGTCAAACGTTAGACCTGGGTCGCCGCCAAATGTTGAGCCGCCGTCGTTGAACTGGACGTATGTGTCGAGACCACCAGGAACAGTTGCTCCAATTCCTGCGCCGCCGCCTCCTATTCCGGAACCTCTAAAAAGACCGCCTTGAACGAATCGAGCTTGTGATGTATTTGATAAATCAGTTGCATTTCCTTTTACAAGGACTGCACCGACATACACAGCTGCTTCTAAAGTGTTGTCTCCTTCTGTGAATATCTCTGTCGCGAGTCCTGCTTCTGCAAGGTCAAGAGTTGCATACGTGCTATTTCCGTAATAGACGTAAAGCGCCTTGTTTACAGAATTTGGGTACCAAAAGACGCGTTGAATCGTAAATTGACCTGCAGCAACTGCAGCCAGAGTTCCGTTGTTGTTGTATTTTGTTGGATCTATTACAGCATATCCGGCAGTTCCTACGCCTGTGTCTATAACTGAAGTTGAACCACTCAGATATTCTCTGAATATCTTGCACGTCGTGGGCGCTGGGTCCGTTGTCGGAAGTACTAAGTTGGGAGAGTCGGGATTGGAAGTGTAATTTCTTCCTATGACGTAAGAAACTCCTGCCGTCTTTGCAATTGATAAGTTAGAGCCGCTGTTGGACAACACGTGGCCTGACACTTTGAGAGGTCCAAACGCTCTATTGAATTGTTCATTTGTAAAACTATTTGCATAGGCAACAGCAGGAGCAGTAATCGTTCCATTCGTAACGCTACCTGTCTGATGTAGTACTCTTCCGATGGCTATTCTGTCAGCAAAATCGTTGCCGGAGAAAGGCGTAGTCTGCTGAATAACACCCCCAGAAGAATTGATTCCAACGTACGTGATCTGTGCAGATCCGCTGTATGTAAGGGATATTGAAGAGCTAGCCGGCCACGTGATGTATCTGATAGTCGGATAGGGATCAGAAACAGTAGAGGCATTGTAAGTTAGAATAATGCCGGAGCCGGCAGTGATATTGAAGTTCGTAGACCCAACAGTTGTCGATAGGACACCTCCGTTGAGGAGACCCGTTGATAATCCTCCTTCGATCCACCTGAGACGAGTCGTGTTTGTGTATCCCGTTCCAGGCTGGTATTGTGTGAAGTATATGTCGTTGGTGGAGCCTGACGTATAGATGTAGGACGCAGTGGTGTTTGTTGGTATTCTAAGTGATCCAACGGGTTTCATCTGAATGTAGTCAGACACACCGAATGCGCCTGATATAAATGTGTCCCCTCTGAAAACTATTGATGGATCATCAGCGCCCGTGGAAGTTCTCGTTCCTGAAACGTAGAAGTTTACGTGGGCGCCTATATCATAAGGAGAATCTACTCCGACTTGATTTCCTATAAATGCAGCAGAGCCCGTAGTGTAAATAGACCCAGGCGTTGTGCTGAAGAAGAAGTCTTGATTTGCCGTTGCAGTCGTGCTTATTGTGACAGAACCGTTAGATGCTGAAGATATTCCAATATTATTTCCGGCTATGAGATAGGAAGTTCCATCTGAAAGTCTTGTGAGAGAACCGCTAATTCCTTCTGTCGCGACGATCGTACCACTGACCTCTAGTACATCTCCAAACATCTCAAGAGAGCCACTGACAGAAACATCTCCTCCGAAGACAGATTTCTTTGCATTGGAACCAGATCCTGTTATAGAGCCACTTACAAAGAAGAAAACATCAGATCCGACATTCGTAACACTGTAAGAAGAACCTAGCGCACCTGCTATTGAGATGGACGCTGTCGTGTTTAGTGAAGGAGATGGTGAAAGTTCACTCCACTGATAAAATCGGGGTGCGGTGTTCGATATTGTAACTGAGCCGTTTGCTCCGGAGACTATTCCGATGCCGTTGCCGGCAACAAGGTATGAAGTTCCATCTGTGAGACGCGTTAGAGATCCTGAAAATCCTGTAGATGCAACAACGTAGGTTCCCGTGAGTGACTGAGTTGACTTGTTATAGGTAAGCCCAGAAGATCCTGCAGCCACACCTCCGTCGTTAAAAACAACCTGCGTGTCTGATCCGCCTACGGGACCAGTACTTCCTGTAGCACCTGTGGCTCCAGTGGCACCAGTAGCTCCTGTTGCGCCCGTAGGACCAGTAGGACCAGTTGCACCGGTTGGCCCTGCAGCGCCTGGACTTCCGGAGGAGCCTGTTGCTCCTGTTGCGCCCGTAGGACCAGTAGGACCAGTAGGACCAGTTGCTCCGCCGCCGCCGCCTGTTTGCTCGCTAAGAGTTATCCATTTTCCTCCGACTCTTGCGAGAGCTGCACAGTCATAATTGCTTGCTAACGTCTTTGAATTTGTGCCATCTATTAGATCAGAGCCAGCAGCTTTTATGATAATGTTATTTGTAGATGCTTTACCTGAAGAATCTTTTATGTAGTAGAGTACACCGTCTCTCGACTGAGCCGGTAGGTAGATTGTCACATTTCCGCTACCACTCTTGATTGTAACATCAAGCAACGTAGAAGCTTTACCAATATTGTAGGATCCTCCGGGATTTAAGCTGACAGATTTTGTGCTAAGAAATAAATCACCTGTAATCTGAAGGTCAGACGTAGATCCGGCCGTACCGACCTGAACATCCGTAGTTAGAACAGTCCTTTTGATACTGCCGTTTTCTGAAACAAAAACGATCACATCGTTAGGTTTTTTGTTTATTGCCATATTAAGTTACCGTCAGTCCGCCTGGTCCGAATTGCAACGACGTGAGTGTTGCATCAGTAATTAATAACAGATCTTCTTCTTGTCTAAGTTTTGCGTCGCCATCAAAATACGGAAGAGAAGAAGTGACTTCTGGGCTCATATTTTGTGATATTGTCAGACGAGGATCGACCTTTTCGTTGTAAATGTATCCAATTCCTCTTTCGTCTTTCTTGTAGCGCTGACGTACGAAATTGACTTCTGCCACGGCGGGTCCTGTGCTCGTGATCTGCTTCAAGATGGTCAATTTTGATTCTGTCTGATTGTCGAAGTTGTTGTTAGTCATCGCGTCGTCGTCAACAACAGATGAATTTACGTTCACAAACTTTGTGTAGGGCCTTTGCTCGAGCATGTCCCTGAACTGTCCGTATTTATCTCTTCTAAATATCGCTTTTGAGTTTGATGGGAGACCACTGTAGAGGCCATATTTCCAACCCCTGATTTCAGGAGAGACACCAAACACCACAGACTTTGAAGTTGCAGCGGAACCAGATATCAAGTATTCGCTATTAAAGGCAGACGTTCCAGAAAGAATTGGATTTAATCTGTCGTCTGTTCTATACCCTTTGAATTTAGGGTAATTATTTCCACCTATTCTGCTGTTACTGATGACAGGAAATGACTCTTCTCTGTACGTAAAGATCTCAAAGTTGTCAAGTGCAGCAGATTGAGGTTCGGTGATTGGAGCGTCGGTAAAGTTATATTGAAAGACAAGCCTATATTCGCCTGCGTCTAATATGTAATCGCCAAGCGGTGAAGCTGGGTATGCACCGTCGCCTTGTGACTGATAATATTTTTCTTTAAAATCATACAGAGACATGGTGACGAATGTGTCAAAAGGTGCATCAATAATGTTTGGTTCTAAATAATCGATGTAGTTGTTAGGTATTGACAACTGTCCTAGACCTGGCTTGCCGCCGTTCGCCGCGAGAACATGAGAAGTCTGTCCCGGGTATGCTGCAAAATAAGTAGCAAAACTTCCGTAATCTTTCTGGCCTGCTATCGCTCTATCGTAGCTAAAGTTCCACGGGTAAGAAGATGTAATATCGACTATGATTATAGACAGTGCATCTCCTGAATTATCCATCGTTCCGTTATAATCGACAGACGTATTTGAAACAATCACCTTATTGCCACCGGTGGACGGAATCCATCCTATACTTGAAGTAATAGATGATCCGCTCACTATGTTGTATCCGCCTGCGGTTGCTTGCTTGCTTGCAACACACCACACATTGTGATAATTTGAATCTGAAAGATTGTAAGGATTAAAAGACCAATTAACTTTGAGACCGTCTGAGTCATAAGCTGAAAATTGGTGAGGTTTTGTTCCGTCAGCTATGTCTTCAAGATCGAGTTTGTATGACGAAATATATTTCGTTGAATCAAAAGATCTCTTTCCGTACGTTACGTTGTTGACATCTCCAAATCCGAATAGAAATTTTATGTTATCATCAGTTCCCATCGATTGAGTCAACAGCATCGATCCCGCTTCTGCATTCACATAAGTTGAAAGAAACTCTCTGTCAGAAAATTTTGAGAGATTGACATCGCCTGGAACTAGAAGAGAATAGCCGTAAGACTTGTCAGCAACTCGCTTATAAGACCACTCTTCTCCTGTTTCTGGTCCGTACCATCCCGGTCTTATCTTGCCCGTACCCAGAGCTCCTTCAATGTTAGACTTTGTTCGAAGTGAATTTCTCACATTTTCGTTATATCCCGGGAGAAGAGGAAAGAAATTCTCAACCTTCAAAACTTTATTAAGCTCAACGAGCTCGACAGGGGTCGTATCCGAGTCATTGGTGCTTGAGTCGAAACTTTTGAATTCTCTTTCTCTCTTGTCATATAGCGGAAGTCTTGCAGAAAGATTGGCTTTCAAGCCTAAAGACTTATCAAATCCCACGAATCTATTGCCCGGTTTATACTTTGCTTCGAAAGGAAAAGACCAAGTCCAATCGTTGTTAAGCGTCGGATCAGTATCATAGCCGTCCTGCGTTCTATCTTGCGGAATAGAATTAAAAATGAGATAACCTGCGCTACCTGTTACGACAGATCCGTAAGGTGAAAGAACGCTGTGCTCAGAATTCTGGCTCGTCCAAACTCTTGATCCTTCTAAGCCTAGGCACTCCGATATGTTTGGCAAGCAAGAGTCGTAGTATCTTTCATTAGGGTCAAAATGTTGATTTATTCTATACGCTGTCGTTGATGTTTTTTCGTGCCACGGAACAAGTCTATAGGCAAGGCTAGGAACAAGTCTAACTGCATCTGAGCCGTATGTCGAATTGAGCGCCGGGAAGGATTCTGCATAGTATTTACTAAAAAGTTTTCCTCGAGATCCCGTTACGAAAATTCTGTCTTTTCCACCTGATTTGGACTTAGTGTAGTCTGATATGATCTCAGATATTATCGAGCCCGTCACGAAGTCATCTTGCATCGTCCCGTAGAAGGACGCTTCATAATACGTGTCAAACTGATCGACGACTGGGTCATTGCCAATGACATCCTTGACTACGTCAGTGAAGAATTGTTCGTTGCTCATGGTGTGTAACTATCACCCGCTCTTACGTAGGAACCGTAGAACGTCATGTTGATGCTGCCTGTATTTAAAGTCACATCATGACCAGAAACTGATCCAGTGACAGGAATTAATTTAGTTAAAACACTTTTACCTATATTCACATCCGCCGCACTCTTGATGTCATGGCCGCTAGCAGAAATTGCAGGTCTTGTCTTGGAAATGGCCAAAACCAGCTTATCACCTGGGTTTAATAAGTACGGTGAATCTTTAGAAGTTGTGAAGACTTCTGCTGGATAAACGTTGTAAATCCATGCCTGGGGTGTGAATACACCAGGATATGGAGTATTTGCCGGAACTCCATTGTAATTTGGCACATAACTTTGCATATCAATGTCGAGTTGATTGAAAAATATATCCAGTTTATTGAAAGCTGCAGCTCTTTCTGTCGCTGTGGAGTTGTCTGAGTAATAGGGATTTGATATGATTGGATCCCCTGTTTTACTGAACGCTTGACTAGTTGCGTATTCTCCTCCAAATATCGAACCTCCACTTGGAGAAAATCCTGTCATACCTCTTCCGAACGTGTCCAAAGAAGAAGCCAAAGAAGCCCCTAGTTGAGCAAAAGAAGACAAAGTAAGCTTAGTTTTTCCATAGTCTTCAGGAAATTTTATAAGCTCAGCATATTTTGATAAAACTTCACGCAAGTAATAAACTTCATATCCAGGCTGTTTATAGGCATCGACTGCAGCATTTGGTAAACTTGAAGTCATGAACCATATGCCAAATGATGCTGCGTTCACACCGTTCGATATGCTTGCAGTCGTTTTTACTGCAACAGAACCAGTAAATGGAGAGTTTGGAGCAGGCTGATAAACGACGGCGTTTGGATTCCTTATTCCATACGGCTCGACTGCAACTCCATAAGCACCTCTTTCAGCGAGTCCCAACGGCAAACGTCTTGCAATTGCTGTCAATTTTGAGTCGTCAAAGTGAGTTATGGTTCCTTTTGCAATTAAATCTCTTATATTCTCCTGTCCATACTTTTTTTGACAAAAGAGAGACACGGTCAAAGCAGGACCACCTGAGTCAGCATGGGTATAAAGATTGATCGGTGTATTCGTAGGGGTATATGTTCCTGTCGCCGCGGCGAACGTTGTTACAGTCCTGTCTTGAAACCATGTTTGACCTAGGCAGAATGGTATTTCAAATACTGCTTTTTCCATCAAAAATGGTCTGTCTATGTTAAGTTCAAAGGTTTCATTGTCTGTAGCATCATACAACTGTGATCGCTGTACCGACTTTGGAAAATCTTCAAGCAGTGCTTCAATGACACTTGCACCACGTCGAAACTGATAATCGACAAATCTGTTTCCTGACACCGACGAGCCAATGTATTTAGAAGAACCATTGCTGTTGCCAAGACCTCGGTTATCGCTCTCGGTGACTTGTCTGTTGATATCCAAACTACCAGACGAAACCAGTCTGCCATATGCGTCGAAACATTTTGCGTCTTCTATTATCGTGGAGCCTCTTGTGAAACCTGCACCTGTAGAACCAGATGCAGGACTCCAAACAGTGCCTATAGCAAATTTGTCGAAGGGGCCAACATGGTCACCCAAGGCTCTTGAGGGAATTCTCCACTCACCAGACACTTTGTTAAAATAATAAATGCTACAGCTGTTGGGAAGCATCGAAGTTTTTATCTTCACTCCAAATGATACTTTAATTTGCTCCTTACCGAAGAGAGACCTTGAGAAACTACCGGGATTTTCTCCTATTGATCCAACAGAGCCTGTCGAATAGAAAGGATCATTATTTTTTCCTTGTTCAAATCTTGCATCCTCAGAAAAAGGCTTCATGAATTCATCAATCTTTCAGTTAGAATAATACTATCTTTTAGAGAAGAATCAAACATTCCTGGCTTGATTGTTCTTTCTACTCGAATTCCATTAATTGTGCATATTTCAGCTGACGACTTTGAAAGGACTTGAATTGAAGAAGTCAATAAGGCAGAAGGTATCATCGAAGGATACTCAATTGATTGCTGATTACAGGTTACTGTCTTTAAATCGTTGAATTGAGAATCTGACGAAATAAAAGAAGATTCGTCTCTTATTGTTATGATGGACTTATTTTGTTTTCTAAAATTGCTTCTCAAATAATTTCCAAAAGCTATTGATTCTGTGCCTCTAATTGTCTGATCGTAATCAGTACCACAAGTCGCAGATTTTTCTTTTGATGTAATGTAAGTTGTTCCTCCGACAGGAAGCTGATTTAATGCATCGACAAAGTCAGAAGAATACGTTGAGCTATATTTTTCTCCCCTCGAATAGACTATGTCCTCAAAGAAAGGAACGACGTTCTTGTCGTTGGAGATGTAGCCTATAGATGGTCCAATTACAACGCCTGATCCGTCTCCGGTTGAAATTCCCATCAAATCGACTGCATCGAGAAAAGGCGTTTTGTTTTGTCTTGTGGGAAGAGAATAGTCCACTGAAAGAACTTGATCAGAAGAAAAATGAGAATCTGTGTTACCGCAGCCAAATTCGGCTTTTGTTGAGTGAGGCTCAAAAGGAAAGTTAATTGAGAATTGAGATATTACTGATCTAATAGGAAACGGTTCAATTATTCCATTCAGAACATAGTTCTCTGACTCATTGCTGTTAGAAGTTATTATTGGATAGGTAAAATTTTCTCCTGATTCTACGAAAGAAACTGGGTTGAATACATTGACCTCGTAGTAAGAATCTGGTGATTGTATGTCGAGGTCTGTGTATCCGTATCTAAGAGACTCATAGATGTGTCCGGGAGTTCCTGCTGTTATCTTTGCCGTTCCAGCAGTCCAGTGTTTTTCTTGAGTTATCTCTACTCCGTTCCTATATGCATCAATACTCGATGAAATGAGGTAGTCGTTAGTAGAAGACAGTATCTTTCTTTGATTTCCGCTTGAATCTATGGAAGTTGAGCTCGTCAAGTATGAATCTGAATTGTTTACGATGTCGTCCTTTACAATTCTTTTTCTTGACATCAAACCAGCGACAGAATTAGAGCCAGAGATTCTCGACGCCGATGTCGTTTCTACGAAGTAATTCGTTTGCCTTATTTTGACCTGCTCTTTTGTGTCAAAATAATTTGAATCACTGTCGATATTGATAAAGACTATTTTTCTTGCCTCTTGACTCATGGCTCAGTACTTCTTCAACTTTCCGACAATTTGCTGTACAAGTAAACTATCTTCGATTACTTGTCTGTCTCCCATATAATTTTCGCTGTGTCTATAAATGTTTTTGTGACGCTCAAGCATGTGAGACTCAACAACATAGTTCGTACCTTTGTAAAGAGTTTTGCTAGGTATTAGTTGCTCTACAAATGACGAGATTGACACGTCGAACCATCTGTAGAATTCAAGAAATTTCCTGAAGTCTGGCTTCGATGACAATCTATTGAAATAGACGTCCCTGAGTCGATCGAGGTCCGGATAATCAGGCGAGAACATCAGCTCAGGAGATCCCAGTGCATTATTTAAGACGTCAAAAGAGGAGAACATTGAAACAATGTCTTTGTCGAGTGAGTCAACCATCGAAAATTCTATTGACAGTCTCAAGTCGTCTTCGGGCTCCTCTTGTAAAAATCTCTCTACACTAAGATATGTTGGAGCAGGTAACGACCAGGGATTTTCATCAAGATTATTGACTTCTTCAAAGCTTCTAATTCTTATCTTGTCTTCAGTTGCGGCCTCATCAAAGTAAGGAGAAAGATAAGAATAATTGAGAATTTCTCCAACCAAGACTTTCCCGCCTGCTCCGAAACCAGAGCCAGATGCTGTCAGATTATTTTTACTGAAGTCTAGGAACTGTATGTTTCCAGTATTATTTGAATTTTTCTCTGGTTGTTTTTGAAGAGTATCCATTCTCAATTTCTGGAATGATCCTGACAAATTTTTTGTAAAATTGTAATTGACTAGAGGATCACTTACTCCGACCGATTTTGGATTTCTTACGTGCTCCTTCCACTCTTCAATGGACATAGACTTCGACCAGAATCTTAGATTTGCAGCTCTGCCTGAGAATTGTGTGAATCTTGCCTCATCATCGACATTGATTGTATCGTTCAAGAAAAGATAGCCTATTCCGCTTGGAATAATTTGATTCTTTCCGATGGAAATAATTGGACCGAGAGAATTATTCTCAAGAGATCCTGTCCTGAATGCATTTCCTTCTCCTGAAACTTGTTCGTAGAAATATGAAGATGTAACGTAAGTCTCAGATAATTGGCCTGCGTCGCACTTGCCCACTCTCAGGTAATAAGATGATGAAATATTTGATCCAATTTGATCATTTCTCTCACAGCCTAGAGCAACATTCCACACATCTCCATCAAAAATTCCTTTTCCTCTCATGTCAAGGCTTAGCGTTAACACGGGAGATGAAGTCGACATACCCGGTCTGATAAAAACCTGCAGCTTTGAAGATTGTTTTGGATAGTCTGATTTTTGAGTTGCAACAACATTTGTGATCAAACCAACCTGAGAAGTTGAATTACTACCGGTGACAATCATTCTGAATAGAGACTGTACTTGGTCGCCCGCGGAGACGAGATTTTGAGGCGGAATCTTAAAAATTCCTTCTACGTTCCACGATCCTGAAGTCAGCAATCCGTCCCATCTATAGTTTGTACCAGCCGAAGTGCCACCAGCGTCTAGATAAAAATTTCCTACTGGCTCTGGGAATCCTGGTTCTATTCTTGATGCCGAAAGAGGCGAAGTCATGACAAGCGAGGAAGTTAAAAAATCCACCATCGCAGAAGATTCAATTCGTTTCTCTCTTGAAGCGGATATCTGCTTTATTGAAGGGCCACCATACTCCCTTATCTTGAGACTATTGTCAGGATCTATTCCTATTGATCTCAAGAAAGATCTTATGCTGTGCTGAGTGCCCTTTGATCTGATGATATCAGGCATGTTTATTAGCACTCTTCTCAATAAAATCGACTGTATCTTTTTTAAAGGAGTTTCATAACTCGTGAAGCCGTCGATCGACTCTCCTTCTGAAAATTGCTCCACAGACGTATTGTTAAAGAATTTCGGAAGATAGAATCCGTAGTGCCTGACTATGTCTTCCAAGAAATTGTCAGGTACACTTTCTTTTTCATCATAGCTGACTGTCTTTAGCGTCGCGAAGGCGTCGACGTACGCTTTTAATTCGTCAAAGAACTTAGCCCAGATGTAAAGAAAAGACAGTATAATTTGTACAGACCCCTTTTTTCCTTGTCCTGGTATTCCATCTCCTCCATATGGGTCTCCACCATTGCCTTCTACGCTTGAAAATCCATCTTGAGAAGCACCCTCCAAAAGATAGTGTTGAGGTATTAGCTTTATAATATTGTTTGGATTGCTTCTGTCAAAATTACTTGCCGATACTAAAAGATTGGCATTAAAATTGAGTATTTCTGAGTGTGCTGGGAATAGTATCTTTTGAAATTCTTTTTTCTCATTCACCAGCAGATTGTTTTCATCGGAAGAAACATCCAGCCGTAGACCCTGATTATAATTGTTTATGTTTGAATGAAGAGAATTTCCTGAGCTGTCAAGAACTATTGAATTTATTGAAGAGTTTTCACTTAGCGATAGTGATCCTGATGGCTCATTAAATCTATAATAAAGCTTTAAGTCTGGGGATGAATACAGACCTCTCGATGAATATAGTTTTTGCAGCTTTTCATCTCTCACGGAGTGAAAAACTCTAAACTCATCGAGTGATCCACTTAGCGTTTGTGTTGGTGTGATGAGAGAGTTTGTAGAATAAAAAGAACTTCCTGATCCGATTAGAAAATTTGAATCATCAATATTAAGCTTCTTGATTCTCAAAAGCTCGCTGCTCTGTGACACAAGCCTCTCATTGACAAAAAATTGAAGCGTGTGTTCTCTTGCGTCTTGCTTGTTTAAAATCAAACAAATATGATTGTATCTTCCCTTTTCAAGAGGAGCAGACACACTGTTTCTCACAGATCCAGAAGTTACACAAAAGACAGCATTTGCAACGTTTGTAGCGGCAGAAGGCTGAAGATAAAAAGTAAATCCGTTGTCGGTAGATGATGATTTCTGAAAAATAACTTGCGTATCATTTGTGATTGTCGGTAGAGATAAAAGAAATTCTACTGAAAGAGACGCTTCTTCGTCTGGATTTAAGACCGTCTCGCCTGTGTTATTCTTTGACAATTCAGGGAATAAAGTACCCGATTTGTCCTTTACAGAAATCCAATTTCCGCTTGTTAATGAAGGAACTTCTCCAACTTGTGTACCTGAAAAGTGTAATGCGCCAGACCAGCATGGAAAAGAATCAAAAATCCACTTTTCGTACCCAGTAAGAGAGTCAAGAAATTGTTCGACTTCTTTTTTTGTTCCGTCAAAGGGATAGCTGTTAATGATCTTGTTGAAAGCTTCGTTAACTTTCACCTCTGCTGAAGAGAAGAACGTATGATTTTCAAATTTTGACCAGTCTAGATTTAATTGCTGCGTGCTTTTTAAAGGGTAATCCAGTGGATCATATTTGAAAGAATCTTGACTATCACTGTTTGAGTCGGAAAGATTAAAATCTGAATAACTCAACTGTATTGGTTTTGATTCTTTTGTAGAACTCTTTAAGAAAGACGGAACAAAAGGAGAGTTGGAACGTGTTGTCATTTTTTTCTCCTCATGCTCTATTCAATCTTGAAAATTCCTGAGACGTCTTGAAATGTACTTCTCATTCCGTTATGAGATATCATTACGTCTATTTTGTAAGTTCTTCCACGGGAAAGGTTCGACATGTCAAGAACAAAAAACATTCCGTCGGAATCACTTGAAACTTTTGTTGAATTCTTCTCTTCGTCAAAAGGAATTACCACATCTTGCGATACTGCATCTCTCACTTGATAAAAAACGCTTTTTATCACTGATCGAGGAGACTCTACGGGAAGTCTTGACAATTTGATCTTGGGATTGGATTCATCAAATATGTTTACTCTGACATGCTGTTCTTCTGTGATATCATAGGAATCTTTTAGGTCTGTGATTGTAATCACAAATTTCTTAGCATCTACAGACGATTTTCTTTCTGGTTTTTTGAAATATATCTTGCTTCCTGTCAAATACCCGACTGTATTATCAAGAGACGACCAGACTGGTGTGAATTCAATTGAGCTCGACTGTAAAAGCTTTGAGCTAAAAACGGGATCGCTCGATGACAAGTTTACCGTTGCAGAATACACACCATCCACTGCATTTTGTCCCTTTTTAAGCTGTGAACCTGTGACGACAGCGGCGTAAGACCCGCCAGATACTTCTGTTAAAAGCTTAAGAAGCAAACAGTTTTCACCAGATATTGTAGTTAAGCTGCTACCTGATAGAATATCAGTCAAAGATCCGCCTGCATAATTGTAGAGATTTATCTTGCAGTTTGTATCAAATGTCAAATTTTGTGTATCGTCCGAAACAGAATCATCAAACCCAAACACCATTTTTGGTCTTTTTAATTCACTGTAAGCACTACGTGACGCGAATCTTTTGACAAAATAAGTCTGATTATTGTTCTCTAAAGTATTTTTTAAACTTATTCTAAGACCGCTATCGGGCAGCTCTCCAGACAGAGTTGCAGACATAATAGATGTCACATCTATTATGAGATCTTCAGACCCATCAACGAACCTTTGAACCACCTCAGTGCTCGGAAGACTAATCGAGCTTGTTATGTAATCGCCAGATCCTGTTGCAAAGCAAGCCAAGCTGCAGCCCTCAGAACCCCAAGTCTCGCCCATAGAAGAAGAGATCCAGTTGCATGAATCATAGTCTGAAAAGTAAGTTATATCTTTTCCTACACCCTCACTAAAAGAAGAAGAAAGCGGAAATACGCTCACGTCGAAGTTTACAGGAGTTGTCTGTCCGCCATATACATCATTCAGGTATAATTTACACCAAAAACTGCTGTCACCAAAATCCAGCTTCCCTTGGCTTGCCAAGTATTTTACAGACGATATATCAAAGTGAATTAGAATCCGTGAAAGTTCTGTGTTTGGAGACGATCCTGAAAAAGACGCACCATAAATCTTGAACAAGTCAAGCGTACCAGATCCGCCCGTGTTTGAATTATTTTTTCTTTCACCACGAATTACCTTGTTGGTAATGTAGGCGTCTTTGTCTGCTTTGACTATTTTTATCATTATCTTTTCCTATCAAAGATTAGTGACACACTTTCCAACGATGTTGATGTCTGGGTATTTTATCTCGAATATAGTTCCTTCTGGTGGGTAGATTATCTGATTCTTGGTATTGAGCTGTACATCGAATGATACGGGAGAATACTGTCTATTTTTCACTGTTCCGTTCAGATTATTAATCTTAATGGAATCGACTGATATTACGCCGGATTTTGAAAATATTGTTGAGACTATGTCTGATATGACTATCGGCTGTCCAATGTGAAAGTTTTTTATTGCAAATTGGGTCTTAAGATCGGAAATTATGCTCTGTAGCACGAGCTGTTTATTAAGAGAAGGATCTACGACTATTTGAAAGAATATCTCGAGGTTTATTATTCCTGCATCCATGACGTCGATTGCATCGGATATCATTCTGTAAGAATTCAAGTATCTCTTTAAGTTTATTTTTAAATCATCTGGCGAGATGATTAATTCGTTGTCGGGATTTCTCGATATTATGAAGAGTCTCGACGCCATTGGATTGTTTGGGTTCTTTACAATCGAAGCTCTAAATACTCTTCCAAAGTTACTTGGCATCGTATAAACTCTCGAGAGAAGATCTTCCTTGGTAACAATTCTTTCCTGAGAGTTTCTAATTGTAGGGGCAAGAGCTAGCAGTTCTTCTGCAGTAGGAGAATCTTCACCACCAGAGGCTGCATTTGGGTTAGAAGCTTCTATTGAGCCTCTAATTTGCGCTTGCTGTCCTGGGGTCGGGTTGTTTGGAAATGATATTGAGATATTTGAAATGCTTCTAATTGTATTGGCAGGAACATTGTGCGAAAGACCGCCACCGTATCTATAAGTTACACTTAGTGTTGTATTTGCACCAGCAACTCCTAGCGTAGATGTCTGAAGTAGTTTCTGAGGATTAACAGGCACTCTTGAAAAAGTCTGAGAGAAGGGAAGCGGAATAGAGAACTCTGACGGATCAGGGACGACATCGTCTTCTAGATTGTCCGCCGTGCCGCCTCCGAAAATAAGTGTTGTTCTCCTGTCAGTCAAAGAGACTTCTTTGACAAATCTGTAAGGCGCAGGGACTGCTTTTAGATTGTCACGTACTAGAGAAGTGTTAGAGTTATTAATAACACTCTTGTAGACTACGTCATGTGTCAGATTTTCTACTTCGTAGTAAGTGTTTCCCAGCGAGTCCGTAACAGAAAGAATTTGTGTTACATTTGAATTACCTAGGGAGAGTTTTCTGAACTGTACGAAATCACCTATGGTAAAGGTGTCAGTTGCCTGCGCTCCAGACGCACATACTCCTGGTTTCTTTAAAATTTTTGTTACTATTTCACCATTAATTCGCCTTCCATTTACTACTTCTACTTTTGAATCCACTACTATTTCGCCGGTTTTCGAATTTACGTCCCAAAATTGAACATCTTCTAAGAGCGTAAATTCTATCCCGCTATCCGACGAAATTATTGCACCCGCCAGGATTGTCGGAAGAAGATTTGGATTAGGCTTTAATGTACCGTCTCCCAATACAGGTACCTCTATGTAAAAATCTACTGTTGCAATAGATGAAGATGCCCCAACGATTGGAACCCCTGAGCTTCTCAATGCTCTCTCTATGTTAACTGTCTCAACAACTGTTTCGTTATTGAGTTCTCCGTAGAGGTGGTCCAGATAGAAAGACATGTTGTCGCCAATGTAAGCTGCCATGTCCAAAAAAAGGCCGCCCACGGAAGATTCAGAAAAGTCTTGTATTCTATCTGGATAATATTGTCTTGCGTAGTCCAACAGGACTGTCCTGAATCCATCAAAATCTCTTGCTAAATAATTTCTTTGTCTTACAGACTTAATCGCAGTTTTGTTATCGTTGATTGCCATTTTTAATTCCATCTGTAAATAAGCAAATTATCATATAACGTATAGAACAATTTGAAGAGACTTTTTTGTTACCTCAAGTGCAGGTATGTTGTATGTGATAGTTACCTTAATAATTGCAGTGTTCTTATTTTCCTGTCTGTCTACAGTTGAAGTAAAATCTTCTAGATCGATGAAGGGCATCCATTTCTGAACTGCACTTTTTATTCTGCTTATAGCTTCATTATCAAAATTATCCTGAGATGAAAATTCAGTGGTTAGGGGTCTTAAATTTGCTCCAAAGTCATAGAGGCCTAATCTTTCTCCCCAATTTGTTAAGAGTAAATTTCTTAAATTGTCAGAGAATTGATCCGCCAAGCTATAGTTCATAGAAAAAATTCCTTCTCCGACGCCAAGAGACATGGGTGTCTTGATTCCGTACGGTATAAGAGACTTCGTTATAGTCTCTTCTGCAATTTTCTCTTTTGTCTTTCCGACACTTTTGAAACTATATGACGCCATAGGACTTAACTATCAATCAGTCCGCTTTGACGTATGAAGTTTTTATACAGAAAATTTACTTCAGAAGTACTTTTTTAGCAAATGTTCCTAATCCCGTACCACCTTTAAGCACACCATCAGGAGAAGAACCTTGAATTCCTCCCATTGTGTCAATTATTGGTGTGCCTTTTACTTCTCCCGTCACTTCATACCCGGGACTTGCAGATTCACACAATACTGCAAGATGAGCATCATCTCCACCCAGCTTAATAACACCTTTTTTAGAGGGAGTAAAGACTATGTCTCCGTTAGATTTTATCACAATGGATGCCCATTTATCTGAGTCGTCGTTCTGTTCTTTCTTTTCGCTCTTGTCAGGAGCAGCTACTGTTTCAAATCCTGTAACAAGTATCTCAACATCAGATCGAGATATCATTCTGATCTTATCAGACTTGATGACAATTGCTGCGTCTCCCGAATCTGAGTCTTTGACTTCAGGCTTTTGAAATTTCTGATTGTAAGATGTTATTTCGAAATTTTTATCTACGGAAGTACGCTGAGAAATTAAAATTCTGCTCCTGTCATTTCTAAAATCAGGATCTCCCTCTCTGGTCTTTAAATCTTCTAGAGATTTACTAATCTCTTTCTTTATTTCTTTTTCTTTATTTTTAAGACTTGTGGTCGATATTTCTTTTCCGTAAGTTTCAGAAATTTGTCCTCTACCGGCCACTATATCAATAGCTCCACTTTCAAATTCTGTCTTTTTTATGTCTCCTAATCTATCGGTTCCAAGAACAACAAGCGTATTATTTGTACCCTCTAAGACAACATCTCCAGGTCTTTTTCTGAATCTTGGAATTGATCCATAAGACATTAATTTTGAAGCATCTGAATTGGTTATTATTTTTTCGAAGATATCTTCGCTTTCTCCTCTTAGAAAGATGTTACTTGTTGCAGTTCTTCTCTCACCTTCGACAAGAATCACTGGCCCATTTCTTAACTCACTTGCTTCTGCGGCAGGCGATTGACCTGATTTTTCTCTTTCAACTCTTTCTTTCTTTGTAAGAGACCTAGAGGTCTCAAAAGAATTTCCCAGATGTGTGTGATTAACGTCATCAGAGAAATGTGGCTCAACTATTCTGCAGAACCAGAATGCCATATCTGCTTCTGATGCATTGGGATTTTCAAACATAACCCACATGCATTCTCCGGGTTTACACGGCATGGAAAGGTGTGACGGAAAGAAGGGAAAGACGAACATCGGGCCTTCGTCTGCCCCTATTTTTTTTGCAATAATTGTATTTCTTGGCAAAGAATCTGCATACTTCATGTTCGTCACGCCAAGTGACTGCCATAAAATCTTCTTATCTTCAGTCTTTAGATCCGTGTTTGGATCAGAAACTACGTCCATTACAATCATTCTTACAAATGTAGACGATTGGTGAGGAGAAGGAACATAATTTTCAGAGTCAAATCTTCCTTCTGCTATTTCTCGAAGGTTGTCAGAAAATTTGGTTTTTGTAGAAGACTTAAGCGTCATAACTACGACCCTATCTTTTTAAACATTTCTTCTGGGTCTATTTCTTCTTCTTGCTTTTCTTCTGACTTAGATACAAGCTCTGCAAGTTTTATTATTTGATCGTTAGCCCTGCTCATTCTTTCTATATAGGTGGCCATTGTTTTTCCGTGGATGGCATGTTCAGTGCTCTTGTCCTGTACCATTTCTACCAATGTTGTGAACAAAACATATGCATTCTGTCTATCAGTTACAGCATTTTCATATATTTCTTTCCACAATCTCTTCTTCTTATCAGTAACCCCATCTATTTGATGCAACAAGTCTGAAAAATCTTTAATTTTTTCTTCAAGTGTCATATCTGTTTTTACTTTTTTCATGACAGTCACCAATAGACTTATGCATCTCTAAAGTCAAATCTAGACTTCTTGTATCTTCTCTTTATTGATTGCATTGCAGTTGTTAATTGTTTTGGAGACAATCCTGACAACTCTCTCATGTATAAAAGGACTGCGCTCTTGTTAAGCAAATCTATCTCATCTATATTTTCAAAAATTGTAATTATTGCATTGATACAAGTAAGCTCATTTTCAGTCTTTACCCTGGATCTTATTTCATATAGGAGGCCTACGGTGCTTTCTCCTGAGCTATTTGTCTCAAAGAAGAGGTCGTTTACTTCTACAGTGTTGTGTTCTTCTATTATTAAAGATTCATGAGTCGTGAGTGACAACGGATCATCCAGACTTACACTCTTCTTCGTCCTTTGCGACTTTTGTTTTGTCTTTATGATCAGCCAGTTTTTTGCTACAACATTGAAATAAGAAAAAGCATTTGTTCCACGCGAGGCATCAAACTTATGAATTGTCTCAAATAAAAAATTCACACAGTCGTTCTTTAGCTCTTCGTATGTGTCATGCATCCCAGTAAACTTGTGAATGTTTATTAAATTCTCTACAAGTTTTTTAAAAGCAGGAAGAATTTTCTCTACATAAAGCTTGTCTTTTTCTTTTTTGGAAGACTCAGACTGATATGCAACTATTGCATCCTGAGTGTCAGAATTGAAATAAAGCTTCAGCTTATCCTTCTCCTCTTTGGATTCTTTCTTTTGAGATGGATCAGATCCAATTTCTTCGGAGATTTTCTTATTCTTTCTCTCCCTTCTCTTTTTGGGAATGTTTGTTTTCATTCTTTTGCTTCTTTGCTTTCATTTATTTCTTCGACTAAAGAATCATCAAGTAATTTTGCGACACTAATGACTGCATTTTTTGATTCAACTATGTCTCTTATTAGATTTCTTACCACTGGTTCATCAGAAAAAACTTCGAGTTTTGATTTCTGACTTATCTTTTCCTTTTGTTCTTCTAGAATTTCAAGAGAACGCTGTAAGGATTCTTGAATATCATCAAAAGTTTCCATGAATTCAATGTTCTTCTTTACGCTCATCACAAGCGCACTGAGAAGAGAAATCGAAAAACATGAAAATATTGCAATAATCATATTAAGTCTTTTGTTACCTCGTCATACTGTGATTTTACAGCTTCTATAGAGTATTTCTCTTGAATTTTTTGAGACAGACTGATAGCCCACTCTTTTGGAATCAGAGAACCAGATCTAAACTTAGCAACTTTTCTTTTAAAATCTTCCTCTATTGGATTAGCCCATTTGCTACCCTTCATGAAGATCTTGTTGTCAACACGCGAACCATGTATTTCTAGTAGTCTGTAGTCAATTTCAATAAATTTCCCATGAGACAGAAAATCTTTGTGACCTGACCAGTTAGTTGCAATAACAGGAAGCGCCGACGCCGCAGCTTCTAATATAGGAAGACCGTATCCTTCTCCTTTTGTAAGTGAGATTAAGGACTTGACACTACGATGCTTATATAGAGAAGCCACTTCTTCATCAGAAAGATCTCCATGTAACAGATGAATCTTTGGGAAAGGTCCTTTTCTAACTTCCTTGACAAGATTTTCAAAAGTTTGTTGAATAAGCTTTCTATCAATGCAAGTGTTTCTACCTGAATTTGTTTTTATGATAATTCCTACGTCTTTGTCCTTTTCAAAGACTTCACAGAGCCACTTAACAGTATAGAAAATATTCTTTCTCTCATTTTCTGGGTTGTTCCCTGTTATCTGGCCGAAAATTAAGAAGTTGAAATTCGTAGAGAAACAAACGTCATCTACTTTAGATTTCTCATTTCTAGTGATAGCTTCGGAGAATGCTTCTGGAACTACACAAAGTCGAGTTGTTACCGTTCCTGTTGATGTTAAACTATTCTTAGCGTGCTGCGAAGGGACAATAACGAGACTCATCTTGTTGCAGTCATTGATCCATTCAGGATTACATTTGTCAGTCTCTACAGAAGCTGTGACTCCAATGTTTGTCTTTGAGAAAGAAGTATCCCATTCATTGGGGAGCTGTATCTGTATGGTCGCATCATAGACCCTCCCAGCTGGGTCTACAGTTTTTTCCATAATTCTACCAATAAAACCGTCATATAGGTTTTTATCAATTAACCAAGGAGTATCTCCCCAAGGAAGAGCCTGCACATCTACGTCTAGTTCTTTTCTGTCAAATAACCACTTTACTATTTGACGAGCATGAACACCATAGCCAGATTGAGTCAATACGGGTCCTCTGACAAGAATCTTCTTCTTCTTCATCCCAGATATTTCAAAAAGATTCATATCTCAGATACCTTCCATCTCGGCTCTATCTTAGAATTCCACTTATCAATCGTTTCTGTAAGAGTTCTGTCCCATTCTGAAACTACATTTTTAAGATTATATTCCTTCTTGGCGCGTTCCATCGCTCTGTTACCTAAAGCTTCTCTTTCTTCTGGTCCTAATTCATACATCTTCATAAATGCATTGGTAACCGTTTTATGAGATACAAAGTCTTCATAGATGTAGGGGACCATGTGATTTCCCACCATGGTCCTGACTTCTGGGTCCATTCCGATTCCAAACTGCTCACCTGTGTCAGGATCCTCGACTTGTCGTGTAAGGCCGCCCGTTTTTAATGCAATGATTGGCTTACCGCACATCATCATTTCAAGAGTGGGCAATCCAAATCCTTCATTGCAGCTTCTATTTACAATAGTGTCGCACATGTTGTAAAGAGATCTCATTTCATTAAAGCCTATTCTATCTTTGGAAAAGACTATATTTTCTCTTATTCCTAGCAGGTCTATGACCTGATGCAAATTTGTACCTTCTTGATCTAGAGGGTCTGTGTGAAGAACCATCGTAGCTTTCTTGTGCCCATACTTTTGTTGCAATTCTTCAATAAAATCTCGCCAAGAAACAAGAATGTCGCTTATCATCTTTCTTCTTGCATTTCTAGAGACGTACAAGCATGTGAAGTGATCAGACTTGCTCGGGCCAAGAAGTGCATTTTTAAACTTTTGAGAATCTTCTTTTGGAAGCGGTGAATAAAGATCCTCAGGTACTGCATGCGGTATATAGTTTGTCTTCTCTGGAAATCTTTCTTTTACCATCTCATATGTTGGATAATTAATGCAATTGATTAGATCGGTGGATTCATATAGCGGGGAATTAAAGGCTGGCCACGGGGGATTGTCCCAAAGGTGCCAATACACTATGGGGCAAATTTGTTGTATTTCGTCAGCCATCTCCCACGTCCAGATGAAAAATCTTGGGTCTGTGAATAAAAAGAGAGCATCAGGTCTAACTTGAGCAAGCGTTTTTCTTAAAAGTGATTTGTCCCCAAACCCGTTTGTCGGCTTAATGATAAAGTCAGGGTTTACTACAACGGTTTCGTAGTTGTCGTGTCTAATCGCTCCGCCAAAACACTTGAAGCTGTATTTTCCCGTATTGATCAATCCGCTTATTAGCCACCTTGCCTGAGTTCCCACCCCTGAAGTTGATAAAGGGTGATCTGACAAAAATAAAATGGTCTTCTTTTGATTCTGCATTGTCCCTATATTACGCAAAAAGAAAAAGTTGTAACAAAAGTTTAGTTAAGTGCAGTACTCTGTTCCTTTGTATTCACAGTACGTACAAGAATCACGATTTTTAAGAGAAATTCCTCTCTTAACAGAGGTAATCATGTTGCTCACTACTTTTAAGGACTTTTTAATAGGGACGTCACCCATAGAGACGGAAAAGAGCTCACAGTGCTGCCCAGGCTTCGCCGACTTCTTGAGGATGGCGAATGCACATCTGATGTCTTTGAAGGGAACCTGTGGATTCTTCTGGTGCCAGTAGTTCTTATAGAGGGCCAATTGGGCCTTCACCATCTCATCCGAACGTTTCTCTCGTCTCCAGCCGTTAGCAGACGTCTTCCAGTCGATGATCCAATAGAGGTCTTCTCCTCGCTTACCTTTACACTTGATAACGCCGTCGATGAAGCCCTTGAATGCGTGGGGATGACCCTCCACAGATTCATACAGGGCGTGCTCCGCATCCACAACAGACCACTCGGGAAACTCCCTGTCCAGGAATGCAGGTACCTCGGAGAGAATTGCTTCAGACTCAGTCTTGGCAACCTTTAATGCCTTTTCTGTGAATTCTTCCTGACCACCATGTTTGGCCCATGCCTCATCGAGGGCATCGTGGCACAACTTCACATCCATCTCACGAGTGAGCAGGTACTTCTCGCATGAAGCGTGCACCGCTGTGCCGAACTCAAGTACAGGTGAGGGTTTGAAGAAATCGATCTTCTTCACGTGGGTGAGGTGGTGCCTATAGGAGCAATCCTTCCAGGTCTTCACCTCAGAAAAAGATACGTGAGGTTTGCCTGTTGGGAGTACTTGAAATTGATTTTCTGACATGTTGTTTTAATAGTAGCATGTCAGACTTCTATAGTTCAAGTACTGCGTTTTGACACTGCCCTGCCTGACATCTTCTCCCAATCTCTGTGTTCAGGTTGTCTCACCTCAAGGTTCTTCTCCCAGGAGGAGGTGAGAACTTTGGGATCTACACCGTTCTTCTTAGCGACATCGATCATTGCATTGATGTCCTTGGGGAAGCAGTGACCTCCATACCCTCGGGCACCGTCAGGTCCTGGTACTCCCCAATGAGAGTCTCCGAGTCGGCGGTCGTACTTGGCATATTCGACAACCTTGTCGTAGTCCACGTTGAGACCTGAAGCGTCTAGGGCCTCACAAATCTGAGCCATCTCATTCGCGAATGCAACTTTGACCGTGAGGAAGTTGTTAGTGAGGTACTTGACCATTTCTGCAGTCGTCGAGGAAGTCTTGATAATCGGAACCTTGGGGAAGGCAGTTTGAAATATCTGCTTCACTGAATTGATCCAAGGTCTTGGTCCACCGATGATGATCCTGTTCTGGTTTCTCATGTCGTCGAGCGCGTTTGCTTCTGTGAGGAACTCTGGATTGAAGATCACTCTCAGCCCTGTAGATTCGTACTTCTTGTTCCAGCCTTCAGTAGAGCCGGGAGGAATAGTTGACTTCACGACAGCAATCCTGTCACCTGGAACAGATGCTATCTCGTCAAGCACACCCTCGACTATACTGAGGTCTGCAGATCCGTCTTCATACATGGGAGTTGGAAGACACACGAAGTATACTTTTGAAAAGTCCACAACTTTTTCGCAAGCTGTTACGAATTCTTTGACATTACTTGCATGTGTACCACCAGCGATTTCAGGTTGCTTACCTCCAGGGGATACTTTACCAGTTTTATCATGAACAAAAACTTCAAAACCGTGTTCTGAAAAAACTGTGGTAATGGAACCACCCACGAAACCTTGTCCGATAACAGCAATAGAACTTCTTGAAATCATTCTTTTTCTTTCTTTTGAGATTTAGAGAAATTTTTAATATAAAGCTCAGCTTTATCTACTATTCCCGATTTTTGAGATCCATCTTTTAGATTCTTATTTAGATTAAAAAAATTGACCTTTTTTGGAGTTGCAGGTGTACCCGCCCAGGTTATTCCGTCAGGGCTTTCACCTTTAAAGAAGGATTGTGCTCCAATTATGCAATAGCCTCCAACATCAGATCGTTGGTGTATCGAAGAGTTCAGACCCACGTAAGTCTTTGTTCCTATCTTTGAGTATCCGCCTATAACAGCACAGCTGCATATTACGACTCCTTCTTCAAGTATAACATCGTGTCCTACATGTGATTTGGTCATAATATAGCAGTTATTACCAATAACAGTATTTTGATTGGCTATTGTTGCTGCATTGATGTTAACAGACTCTCTTATGATACAATTTTCTCCTATAACTACTCCCACATTATCCTGTATCTCATCCATTCTCTTAGAAGGATATTCTCCTAGTCCTCCTATGGTACAGTGAGAATATATCGTGGTTCCGCTGCCAATAATGACCTTACCTGTTATTACAGAATACGGTCCAATTGTTACGTTTTCTCCTAAAATAACAGAGTCTTCAATGATTGCTGTAGGGTGAATGCTCATTTCAAGAAGAATTATACTAGGCTGTTTAAAAATCTCTCCCAGTCGTCCCAGTAATTTTTGAAAATTGCTTCTCTGACTGATTTCATTCCTTCTCTAAGGCTTCTTGAGAAATTGTCGTCTTCTGTAATTTTTACTATTGCTTTGAATGCTTCTTCGGGAGTGTCAATATGAATACAGTTAACACCGTCAATCAGATACTTTGAAGAATTAGAATTCTTAACATATCTTCTTGTCGTAATAATGGGAGTGTCAGTTTGCAAAGAATCATAAAAAACTCCACCACCCCAGTCAGTATTTTTTAAATGAAGTACTCCGCTAAGGCAAGATATCTTTTTCAAAGCATTTACGGGAGATAAAGTTTCAAAATTTCCAGTCGGACCGCCGCTATTGTATCTTAAGTCTGCTCCCATTCTTCTTATATTTCCTCCGTAGTTTTTTACTTCAGGAGTATTGTTTTTTCTTAGAAGCTCATTAATCTTGGTATAAATCTGAAAGTCTTCTGGTTGTCTTATGTGAAAGTTGTGATTGAATGATGCAAATTCTTTGCATCTTTGTATCTCAGGATCTTGACGTGAAATTCCAAAAACCTTGAGTGCCGCATCAGTTGAAAACAGTCTCATCTTTTTTGACATGTTTTCGTAAGGAGCGGGTATAAATCCTGCCAAGTTTTCTGGAGATTGACCTGCAGGATTGTGGTCGTGTGCACTTAGAGTCGATGACACCCATTTTGCTTTGGGAAAAAACTTTTTTGAAATGTTTAGGTACTCTCTAAGAAAAGATTCACCGCCTCGCAAAGTATGAAATATGTCTATTTGAATATTTTCTTTTTCGAGATCTATTATCTCGCACTTAAGCCCGTGGTTGGTTATTGGTATCTGCTCTAGCGTGAGAAAAAGATCTTCACCAAAAACGGATGGATCATTAACATCAAAATTCTTGACTTCTAAATTTCTTCTTCCGCTGAAGTCATTGCAAAGAAGAGCAGGCCATGTTGCAATTTTTGACCAGTCCAAAGAAAGAGTGCCTTTGGCAGGCAAGAAAACGTTATGACCAAGTCTGCTATAATGGTCTATAAGAGAAAGCTGTCCTAATCTATCGTCAGTTGGAAAAATAAATACATTCATTTCAATCACGCAGTAGTTTTGTAACTTCTAATGTAACTCTTTTATTTTCTTCAAAATCATAAGAGTCTTCAAAAAAATCTCTTAAAGAAATCTGCAGTGGAGTTTCATTTTTGTTAAAAATTAATGGTGTCCCATTCATGACAGCTATTGACTTTGAGTCATCCCAGTGAAAAGTACATTTTTCAAATGTAAAAATGCAGGTTCGGTCTTTCACGGGATAGTTCCAGCTTGTATTGATTGTTCCTTCTCCATTTTCCCACTTAACATGAGAGCAGCTCGTTCCTGCCATTTTTTCGTCTTTTTGATAAAGATCGTAGTGAGTAACGCTAAGATTGCTTCCTAAAAAATGAACAAGTATTGAAAGATCGTGTGAAGATAGATCAAACCTTGCATTAACATCCGTTCTCGCGGGTCCAAGATTTAATCTGTTCATAGTTGCGTATTTTAGATCTCCAACGTCACCCGTCCTTATTAGTTCTTTGATAGATCTAATAACTGGGTTGCACAGAAAGATCCAGTCTACATAGAAGGATTTTTGCAGACTGTCAGCTTTCTCGTAGAGGTGCATAGCTTCTTCGAGAGTCACAGTTAGCGGTTTTTCACAAAAAATTTTACAGTTATTATCAAGAGCTTTGTCAACTATGTCAAAATGAGTCGAAGCAGGTGTTGAAATAATTACATGACTGCACTCTTTGACTAGATCATCAAGGCTCTCTTTTGAATTTTTGGAAATATCAAAAATAACAGGTCTGTTTTTAAGATTCTTCTCAATAATCTTACCCCAGTAACCGTGTCCAATAAGCAAAGTTTTTTCTGGGTTATTTACCAAATTCATTTATTGCCTCTATTAGATAATTTACTTGATCTTTGCTCATTGCTCCGTGACATGGAAGACTTAAAATACCTGACGACAAAGTGTCAGCATTGCTAGTCGACCCAGCCAATATCTGATTTGACCAACAGCTAAAATGATGACAGTTCTTAGGGTAGTGTATTACAGTTTCAATATCTTTGGCATTAAGATGATTTATTAATTCTTCTCTTTTTTCAGAGTAGACTGGGAATAGATGCCAAACACTTTCCTCAGGTGTGATTTGCATGACAGAAATTTGAGGATTAGATATTTCTGAAAGTAATCTTCTAGAAATGTCTCTTCTTTTTTCAATTTCTTCACCCATTACTGGGAATTTTCTGCATAGAAAAGCAGCCTGTATCGAATCCATTCTGTAGTTGAAGCCTTTGAACGTATGCTCATACTTTTTTGGAGCCCCGTAATTTCTTACTGCCTTCATTCTTGCAACTAACTCTTCGTCATCAGTGCAAACCGCCCCAGCCTGGCCAGCTGCTCCAAAGTTTTTTCCTGGATACATTGAATAAAAAGAAGCTTTTCCAAAGTTTGAAACTTGCTTGTCTTTTATTTCTTGAAAATGAGCTTGAGAGCAATCCTCTAACAATATTGCATTTTTCTTTTCACATAATTCTTTTAGCTTTTCTATGTGTTTTAATCCATAGCCATAGAGATGGACAGCAATTACTACAGAGGCATCGTCTCCAATAGTAGAAAAAGTTTCTTCGTCCGCATTAAAAGTTTTTAAACTTACGTCATAGGGCTTGCACTTATATCCAAGTTGAAGAGCACCTAATATTGAGCCAATGAAAGTGTTAGCAGGATAATATATCACCCCTTTTTCTGGCTGTATGTCAAGGGATCTTAGTATTACAGATAGAGAATCAGTTCCCGAAGAAGTCGCTACGCAGTATTTGTTTTTCGTAGTTTCAGAAAAAATTTTTTCAAATCTATCTATGAATTTCCCGCCTACGAAGCTACTGTCTCTAAAAATCTCTCTAACGTCTGTTAGAAATTCGTCTTCGAAAGGCTTGTTGAAACTGTATAAATCGCTAAAGGGTATCTTCATTTGATTCTCACACTCGTTATATGACCAAAAAGATCATAACCAAAATGATTATAATCAATTAATTCTATGAATTTTCTAGCCTCTTCTGGGTGCTGATACAATTCAATTCTGTTTATTCCCATAGAGTTTAACTTATTAAGCCAGTAACTTTCAATATAATGATCAATATCTGGTTTTTTCTTTCCTAGAAAGTCGGGATGCCTTTCAAGCTTTTCTACTAAGTTCTTTCTAGTAAAGCAAAACATATCATAGCTGATTGGGCAATAGTTGAAACTATATGGTAGTTGACTAATGGGCCTGTTTGTTTCTATGCCCACTTCTCCCATTTTTACCTTTTTCCACTCAATTCCTTCTCTAAATTTGCTTATGGAAGAAATGTGCCATCCGTTCATGACTGGATAGATGTTGGAAATGTATTTTGAAGTTATTGCTTTTCTGAACGTTAAGTTAATAAAGTCTTTGTCTTCTGATTCTATCAGAACTTTGCAAGCATTTCTCAGATCTTCTATTGATTTTTCTGTGAAGATGTTGTCTGAAGACACGGTAATTAAAATTTTATTCTGATGCGGTAGTTTGTTGACAAAATCTATTATCTCATTTTCTATAACTTGGAGTATTTCCCATGTCCATACATTTGCTGGCCAAACTACGCTGCTTTTTACTACTTCACATCTGGGTGCTGCCTCTTTTATAAGAGATTCAGTTCCGTCAATAGATTGACCGTCTAAAATAAGTACTTTGTCTATAAAATCTATAGAAGACCAAGACTTGCAACTTTGCGGAGTTACCATAGAATACCCAGTAGTCTCTATATTGGAAACAAGAGTTGCAATAATTACTTGGTAGTCATTTATCATGTATTCCTCAAAGAAAAGATTATAAGCAAATATTAAAAGACTTACAACTCTAGACTTCTTATAAATTGTCTTAAGTCATCGTCTATACGTCTTGGAATTCTTTTTACTGCATACAAATTTTCTTTATCGTAAATTTGAATTCCTTTAAATCTGTGCGTCTCTAGACAGTCGCTCAAGCTTATAGAACAGTCCCTGATTGAATTAATTAGATGAATCGTAATTTTTCTCTGTGCAGCCACTACTTCACTATAGAGATAAGGATAGACTATGTCATTGCTTAATCTAGAAACCAAGGTTGGGAAATAAAGTTCTTCTCTTGCATAAAGAGTGTTATTTGTATCTTCTTTGTCTTTAGTCATGTATGAAGAAATTTTTTCTCTATCAAAGTACTTTTCAACTATATTGCACATCTCTTCAAACAGTTCAGCTTTGTAGAAAGTTCCTTCTGGCTGGGAACCAAACGTATCTTTTGCTCCCACGTATTTGCACATTTCTACAAACTGTGGATCGAATTTAGATCTAATGTAGGGAGTCCAGTTGGGCATTTCTTCATAATTTTTTAACTGGTGTACACCGCATTCATGAGAAAAAACATACGACTCAAGACCGCTTTTTACGATCATGTCATTACTTGCATGTAAACAAAAATATCCGAGTTCTCTTCCTAGTATTTTTCTTACATGTCTAAAGTTAGAAATATGTCCTTGTATAAGATCGTGTCGATCTACAAAAATTGAAGTAGGATTTGTTAAGCACTCGTCCGGCAATATGTCAATTAGTTTTTTCTTCTGATCCAGAATTTTTGAGTTTGCACTAAGATGCAGAACAACAAGAGAATTTGGACAGAATTTTATAAAATTCTGAACTTGATCGACTATTGTCTCTATATTTTCATGCGCAAGTATTGAAAATACTGTTTTTTTCATTTGTTATAGAAACTATCCTTTGCTACGAATAGGAGTTTTGACCACAATTTTCTTGGCTGAAGAGGTATACAGGAAAATAAGAGAGAACTTGATAATTTTCTTATTATCTCAACGTTACACTTGCTAACAGCGACGAATTCTTTTCTTAAAAATTCTAGATATTGATCGTCTAGATGACAGTCATGAACAATACTGTCGTATCCTAGCAAAGACTGGTATATCTTGGCATAATCATAGTTTTTATCCCCAGTAATTGTCAAAACTTTTCCTTGAAGTCCTCTCATATCGATAAACTTCATTCTATTGTCTTTGTCTATGAGAATATTTGTAAAAACTGGGTCTCCGTGTATGTTGCTTATTAATGCAGAATTATTTTCTTCGTAATCATGAAGAAATCTTATTATGTCGGAATAAAAAGATTCATTTGATTTGTCTTGCAAAAGGGAAGAGTCAAATTTTTGAAAACGTTCTTCTGTCTTTCTAGCGTAGTTATCATATGGATTTGAATTATTGATTTCTCCTAATACAGAAGAGTGAATCAAAGTAATTGAATTAAAAAGTTCATGAATTATTTCTCTATTTACAGAACCGTTTATTAGCATTCTAGAAAGAGTTGTTCCTTCTATTTTTTGAGTACAAATTTCAGTCTCATCACCTTCTCTCGAGGATACCAGCTTCGGAAATAAATGAGAAACTTCTTTTGGCAAATTCTTATACCAGTACAGTTCTCCAGAAATAGATTTATTTTTTGAAATTTTTCTAACAACTTCTTCTTCTAGACTGACCCTGTTATGATTTCTATTGATAACAGGATTTCTGTAGACACCAGTTAGTTTTTCTAGATCTCCGTATGCGTCTACAGATTTGTCGTCAATGTAAGCATCTGCAAACGGTTTTCCAAAGTAGATTTCGTCATACGGAATTTGAAACTTTTCTAATGTATCGAAAGTTACTTTTCCTATGTTTGCTGAGAGTACGCCTACTTTACCTTGACACGACTTCATTCCTCTTGCTGTGTGAATGATAATAGTGTGTCCCTCTCTCTTTAAGTCATTAAGAAAGTCTATATTTTTCTGTATTGGTTCTACTGTTGAATAATCACCTTTTATTCTTGGTTCAGTAACTAAAGTGTTGTCAAGATCAAAACATATTCTAAGAAGCGTATCCGTCTTTGCAGACTGAAGTTGAGCAGGAGTTCCTAGACACTTGAAATTAGACGTCTGCTTAGTCGTAACAGTAACATTGTCATCTATCATTTCTTGAAAAACTGAAGAGATGTAATGCTCACCCTTCTGCTTTATGTCTTTCTTTAGTACTTTCTCACAATATTTTAGAGCAGTTATTCCACTATCAAAACAATAAGTTCCCACTGATGCAAGATTAGAAATCTTGGACTTTTCTTTTATTCGTAAGACTTTTCCGGTCTTATCAGTTTTAATATAAGAATATATTGGATCTTTACCAAGATCTTCAAAGTGAAAAATACAGTTACCTACGTCTCTTATTTCATTAATGTGATCTTTGTCATAAAAAGTGTCAGAGTCACATACTGCTAAAGGATCTTCTAGATTAATATCAAAAGACTTTAAAGCTATTTGGAGAGTATGGGCTGCTCCCGAAGTGTTATAATTAACTTGATGTGTAGTGACTCTTTCTCCATACCGAGACTTTACTTTCTCACTAAACCTCTCATTTTCTAAATCACTTCTATGAATAACATAGACTTTGTCTTGATTGACTACAAGTTGGTCAAGAAGATAGAAAATTATCTCTTTAGTTTTGTACTTAACTAAAGATTTTGAAGAGGGATAGTCTGCTTCCTTAAAGCGAGATCCTGAGCCTAAAAGAGGAACTATAATGTTCATTTAAATACTCATCAATAAATTTCTATAGACTTCATAGCCCCTAGGTAACTCCCAGCCTTCTACGCTCGGTATGCTTTCAACAGCTAAAGACAATTCATCATTTATCGAAGAAGAAGGTAATACTTGACTTGATATCCCTATATTTCTTGATATAACGGGAACTCCTAAAAGACCACACTCTATCAGTGACTGTGGACCTCCTTCGCATCTTGCTGAAACAGGGTATAGATCAAGAGTCTGATAAAGTTCGTTAACTGTTTCCTGAGGAGGCCTCTCATAGTAAACGTAAGGTATGCTAGAAGCTTTAAGTCTGTTTATAACATACTGTCTCCGCCACCCGGCTAAGACTACGAAAACAGAACTTTCTTTTTCTCTTTTCTTCTCTATAAAATCTACGAGAAGATCTGGTCCTTTTTCAAGTTTGGGACTAACTAGATCATGACCTTCCGTATCTCTTTGAAATGATCCAATTACATAGGAATCAATTGGAATATTGTATTTTTTTCTAAGGGATAGTTTATCTTGAGTTTTTCTCCAAATTTTTTGATTAGCCCAGTATGGAATCAAGTGTATTGGTTTATCAGTAATGCTTCTTATGAAGTCAGAAGTAGACTGATTAAACACGTGATAGGCAGTTGTGATGCCATCTCTTAACTCAAAGTCTTTTCTTTCTTTTTCCCCAAATTTTTCTGGTACTATGTGATGAACAGTTGTTAATACTTTTCTATTTCTCAGAATGTCGATGGGAACTTGATTCCAGCACCAGTCTGCTAACAACCAGACAACCTGAGATTCTACTAGTGACTTTGTAGAAATATCAAGATTATCTTCATACCATTCTTTGACAAATCTGTCAACTATCCAGTTCTCTCCTGGGGATAAAACGTAAACTTTTCTCATGGCGTGTTTTTATTTTTGCTTACTAATATTCTGTATTCAGGAAAATATAGAAAATCAATATCTGTTTCATAAAAACACTTGAGCGCATTTTCTGGGGTCTCACATATCGGCTCTCTATCATTAAAGCTTGTGTTCAGAAGTATAGGAACTCCTGATTTTTGATGCCAAGTCTTTAAAAAAGAATAGTACCAGCTGTTGTCTTTTTCTGTTACTGTCTGTAGTCTTGCTGTTCCATCAAAGTGAACAACAGCTGGTACTTTGTCCTTTGATTCTTCCCTAAATGGAACCACGAAACCCATGTAAGGGCTGTCAACATCTCTGACAAACCAAGCGCTAACTTCTTCTCTAAGTATCGAAGGTGCAAATGGCCTAAACCACTGTCTGTGCTTTACCTTGTGATTGACCCTATCTTTCATGTCCTTATTTCTAGGATCTGCAAGAATGGACCTATTCCCCAGGGCTCTCCTTCCTGATTCTGCTTTTCTATTGTAGACAGATACAATATTTCCCTGTAGTAGCAAATCAGAAACTAGGTTATCATCTATGTCATGTCTGACATCTACATCTTTGTATTTTTCTATTGCTTTTTCTACTGCGTCTCTAGTGTAAGAAATACCAAGATACGGACTTGCATTATTTTCCCACTTGATTCTTGGATTTCCTAAGACGTTATGCCAGTGATACTGTGCAGACCCAATACATAGTCCTCCATCATAAGGAACAGGAGGTATGTAAATACCTTTTAATTCTGGGAATTTTTCCCAGATCTTTCCCATGGCTACAGAATTCAAAGCCACACCCCCAGAAATACAAATATTTTCAACTCCTGGATATAGTTCTAGAGACTTTTTTACGAGTCCATAGATGTAATTTTCAGTGGCTTCTTGCAAAGAAGCGGCAAGATTATATTTTTCTTGATCGCTACTCTGTGCTATATCTTCAAATCTTTTAAGATAGTCGTGCTTTGGACTCAGGGGATCTTTTGCACTCATTCCCTTTATATGACCGACTGGGGTGCTTAAAACTTTTGCATGATCTTCTAAAAACCACTTAGCTACTTCGGATCTCCACACAGAAGGATCACCCAATGCAGAAAGAGCCATGACAGTTCCTGCTTGATGACCTTGAGGCCATCCGCTTTCATATCTAAAAACGTATCTTGTCGTTCTAGTCCAAACTCCTCCGATGTTTAAATCTCCGTCAGAGATTGAAAGAAGCTTGTCCAGCTTTGTACCGCAACCCTTCCAGATAGTTATAGAAGCCGTCTCATTGTCATTTTCTATTCCGCCGCCGTCTATTGTTAAAACTACTGCATTTTCAAAATTACTTGAATAGAAAGCGTTTGCTGCGTGAGACTGATGGTGACCATACACAAAAAGGTCTATTCCTTTAAATTTGTTCCATCCTTGCTGAGAAGTAAGCCTATCTGATTTGTGAACAGTAGTTGCACAAATTGCATCTTTGAAGTCTCCGTTTAAATTTGAAAATAACTCAGCAGAGTCTCCTGCAGGCTCTTTTTCTCTGAGGTGCCTCTCTAGCTCAACATGCTGTGTTACAAATCCATCTTCTAAAACACAATAGGAAGAATCATGCCCCGACCAAAGCCCTACAATTTTCATTATCGTCACCTAGACTAGAATTATAGCATCTTTTCCAGCCTAAGACAAATTTTACAAAAATTTATAATATCGATTCAAACGTTCTCAGGTATTTTTTAGCAGTAGATTCTATGCTTTCAACACAGTGTTCACCTAGACTTTCTCTCGGTGGAAGTTCTTTTAGTTGACTCAAATCTAATGAAGGTGGCCTATCGTAGTCAACTAATTCAAAGTTGTATCTTGAATTTTCCCTTAAGACAATACCGTATCTGCCTACTATCTCTTTTGTTCCGCCGTCTTCTGAGCAAATAACGGGTACGTTGCACGACAAAGCTTCTACGACAGTATTGGGACAATGATCAAGCCAAGCAAGATGCAACATCCAGTCTGAATTCTTAAATACCTGTATGCATTGATCATGATTTAAATTACCTGTGACATAAACATCTCCACCCGACACAGATGCGTTATTTCCCATGACAATTAGACACGAATTTTTATACTTTTTCTTTAGCTGCTCAAAAAGACGAAGATTTTCTCCCAGCCTTTTTTGAGGATGCCAGTTTGCAGAACTAATAAAAATCTTATCGTACCTATTTCTTAAATTTTCTAGATCGATCTTTAAGTTTTCATCAATTTTTTCTTCTATGGTTATCCCGTTCCTTATGACTTCACCTTTTCTAGGTAGTCCCCACCAATTTGTAACCATCGACTTGTCAAATTCAGACTGCCAAATGACACAATCGGAAGTCTCGTAAGTCTTCTTGATTCTTGTGTTCTTTTCAAGAAATTCTTCAGGTTTAAACCAGATTCCATCTAGCCTTTGAACTATTCGATTGGACAAAGTCCTACCAGAAGGTTCAATAAAAACCAGAGAAACATTTGCATCTTTTGATTCACTTGTTACTTTGTGGCCAAGATCTATAAAAGATTTTGCGAGTCTTTGCGCAAATGTATTGGGACCCGTTCGAGATTGAAAATTAACATTATCAAATTGAATTATCATGAACGCTTCTTAATTGCAAGAATGAAGAAATCAGCAAAAGGAGATCCATTTAACATTGTCGCCATCAAAGAAAGTTCATTAGTAGGTATTTCTTCAACTCTTGCTCTTTTTGTAAAGATAGTCGGATCAAGCTCTTGATTTCCGTTCACAGTTACTGCATCGTAATACATCTGTGCCAGCATATTTACCGATTCGTTACTGAGCGGGGTCTGAGATTGTTTGAATAGCTCTGAAAGTGAATAAAAGATATCTCCGTAAATTTCTATGCATGCAGTTCTGTCAAGCTTTTGATCTACTCTTCTTTGAAGTCTATCGTTTAAAATCTTGCTTATTGTCTGGTGTATGCTGTTCATTGATATAGCTCTTTCGCAATAGACGCAAATTTTGAGACGCAGTTGTTCCAATTTTCAGGATGCCAAACTGTGTTCTTCTCGTACTTTTTTGACAAAAGTATTTCAACAAGATTAGCTATATTACTGTAGACGTGATCTTCCCCTGCAAATTCTACACATCCGCCGCCATCTTTGTGAACGTATGTTGGTAAACCGCATGAAATTGATTCTATGATATGATTAGGTCCTGGATCAAATCTGGAAGCTGAGACATATACGTCGTATCGAGATAATTCTTCCCCCAGAGATTTACCGAATATAGGCTTGATTACTTTTGTATTTTTAAAAGTTCCTCTGTCTCTTCCGATATAAGTGAAAGAAAATTCTTTATTTGAAGATACCCAGCTGTCAAGATAATCGTAGACATCAAATCCTTTCATAAAATTATCGGACCAGTGATGCGTAACAATGTTGATCTTTTGATTGTTTAATTTCGAAGTAGTTTTAAATATTTCTTTATCTACACCATTATAGATGTATTCGGTGCGTGTATTCCAAGTGTCTGCATTGAAATAGTCTTTAAGCCATTTAGACACGAAGATGACACAATCCATGTCATTACTTACCGACTTAATGGATTGATCAATTCCAAAAGTACCTTTTCTTGCATCATTTTCATTGACTCTAAGAATCAATTTGACATCGTGGCCTGCTAGCTTTCTGCTAGCTTTGTATTTAATTGCTTCAGATACTGAGATGCTGTCTCGATCTCCGTCTGAACTAAGACCTGCTATGAACAAGACGTCAGGTTTTTCTTCAATATTATTGACTAAATTAATACCAAGCTGAGGAAATAGATCATGAGACGACTTTACCCAGAGGTTTCCACCTCCCCAGGGCCCTATTACGGGCTTTCTATTAATATAGGCTTTCATTTACCAATCCACTGAATCGACAACCAGAAACCATCACTTTCTGTTGGTTTATATGATGATTCTTTAATAGACAAATTAATTTTTGATGCTTCTATCATTTCTTTCTCTATGAGAGCATCTTCAGGTTTTGAATTTGTGTATGTCATAAAATCAAAAACACAAGGATCTTTTGCAGTGGGATTTTCTGAAATTGGAAGAACTATAAAAGCTCCCATCTTAGAAACTTTATAAAAAGATCTAAGAACCAAACCGGGATCATATGAATGTTCTAGGGAATGACAAGAAAATACTAGATCGAATTGATTTTCTTGAAATTCATCATTAATATTATGCATGTCAACAACTTTGATAAGCGTCGGGTCTGAAGAAAAAAGATCTATTCCTAAAGCTTCAAATTTTTCTTCTATAAATGTTTTAACTTCACTTGGATGTCGTGCTCCGACACACAAGACGCTCTTTGCATCTGGGAAATTTTTTCTTATCTTTTCGATATAGCCACTTCTTTCTCTGCTTTTGGTTCTCTCCGCTGTTTTTTGATGCTGTTTTTGTTCATCTATGTAATTCTGATAGTCTTTATAGTTATAGCTTCTCATAAGATTAATTAACCTACATAGCCACGTTTTCTAAGAAAGACAGCTTCGTCTCTTTGAAATTTTGCATCTTCGGTCTGGTAAGTTTGTGGTTCATCTTTTATGGTATAGTGATACATTACTCTCGGTACAAAGACCCTGTTTTTTGAATTCCTAAGTGCAGGAAGATAAATTGCTTGATCTCCTGCTCTTCTTATGTAACTGCCGTCTTCCCCTCTATAATTTTGGTCACTAACACCATTTAAAAGATTCTTTCTAAAAGTTTTTAAGTGACTCGAAACCCAGGGATGACTATACGGATCTGCATCATTACTCATAGGACCGCTTATGTTCTTGTCAGAAAAGCTCCACCTGTGAGCAGTCCAAGCAATGTCACATTTTGTAGCTTGATAAGTGTAGTCTAAAATAGCTAGACAGTCTAAATCTGTAAGCCAATCATCTGCATCTATTCTACAGACAATATCGTCATCGTCACAAGTTTTTAACCCCTTTAAGACATTTGAAACTTCCCATTCTTTTGTTTCATTCCAGACAGAAGTTATTTTTCCTGGTTTGATGGACTCGAAAGACTTTATTATTTCTTTCGATCGATTTACGTGAAATTCATTCGAGACATCATCGACCAAAAAAAGTCGCCAAGAATCATATGATTGACCGTATAGAGAATGTAGCATTCTAGCCAGCGTCTCTGATGCGTTGAACATTGGAGAAATAAAGACAAAATTATTCATATAGATCTCCAACTGGTCCTTCTAATATTATTTTTTCTTGAGGATATTTTACTTGATCTCCGTCTAAGCTTTTTGCGTATTGCCATCCAATTGGGTGGGCAACATCTGCAAATCCTAAAGGATGGTGTCTTAGAGAAAGCTCATTCATTTCATCTTCAGATAAATTTCTATAATATGTCTTGTTTGGTGAGACCGGGGGGAGATAATGGCCATATCGTCTATTATTTCTTATAAAAGAATAGTGTCCCCTTGGATCATTCCAGACACCTACGAATAGAGGGACATGACCATGACAAGATATTTTTGACTTTTTTCCGTAAAATTCTTGAACTCTTTTATTGTAGTCGTCTTCTCCTCTACCCCAAAATTCTTTTCTTGTTTCGTAACTTTGAGAATAATAGCCTACATTCTTAAAAACTTCATTTTTAAAGAGTCCCGTGGTAAAGAAGTGGTTATCTACAGACGACCAAACATTTCCAATTTTTTCTAGATAAGTACTTGATATTGTAGATCTTCTTGCACCTGTAAGACTAACATTTAAAAAATTCTCTTTCTTTACATTCTCTACTTTATTTTTAAGAAATTTTTTAGGGCCAATGTACTGCATATCATCTTGAAGAAACAAGCTGTATTCATTTTCTATTAGACCATTTTTTCTAATATGATCCAAGAAAGAATTCTTAGCCTTGTACTCATCGTTGATCCAGTCGCCGCCTTGCAGATTTAAAAAAGTAACTCTGTCTTTCCACTCTTCTACTACTTCCTTAAACTTTTTTTCAGAAGAGTTGTTATCAGCAACTATTATTTCAAATTCTTCTAGCTCACTAGACAATGAATGAAGCAAAGAATTTAGATAAAGAGCTCTATTAAAAGACACTATACAGACAGGTATTTTATTCATCGTTCATTATCCTAGGTTGAGATCTGGCGATTTTTATATGAGGAATATTGGTACCATCCCATTTTCTATGCCAAATCCATCCTCCTGTTTTTTCTAAAAGGAGTTTTGCTTTTTCCTCTATCATCTCTTCGGTAACTTGAGACCAGGGTACATCGAACATCATATTTGTTTCTGACGTGTCTTCTAGCGATCCTCTAAAAAGAGAATTCCAGTGACGTGTCCAGTAATCCCTGTAAAGCCTCATCTTTCTAGGAATATCATACCAAGAATAGTGGTATACACCAGGTATATTTTCAATAATTTGATTGAACCAGCTCTGGTAAACAGAAATTGCTTCGATATTGCCTGAAATTGCAGCGATTCTTACTCTCTCAGACTCTTCGTTGTGAAAGGTTAGATGATTAATAATCTGACCTGTTTCCTTGTGAATCATGTCACATCCATCCGTACCTTGAAGTGCATATGTTCCAAGCTCATCTTGCCTTCTTAGATGAGAAGGTATTCCATGTGTGATATGGGGAAGATTTCTACTTAATCTCCACTTCCACGGCTGAATATCTGCCCTAATCTTTTCTGGTCCACCCCAGTATTCAATCACGGGCAAGGAGAGAATCTCTACATTTGCTGGAAATTTTTTGCATAAATCTATTATCTTTTGATAATCATCTTCGTGAACTACCTCATCTGAATCCATCTGCCAGCAAAATTCAGAAGTACACATATCTCTAGCTTCAGCTTTTTGCAATCCATCAAATACTGCATGCCTCGGATGCCCCCAATCTCTTGCTATCTTCTTTAGCTTTACTCTGCTAGGATCAGAAGCTCTAAGATTATCTAATGTTTCAAATGTTCCATCTGTAGAACCACCGTCTACAATGCAAACCTCATCACAAAAACCAAGCATAGATTTGATAGCTTGGACATATGGATAGCCTTGTTTTTTACAGTTATATGTCGTGATATAACCGCTAATTGTTGGCTTCTTGTTAATAATGTTACTAATGGTCTTCCAGAAAATGTCTGGGGATAAAGAAAGGTATTCTTCTATAGAATCTAGGTCGTTGGTATTAAACCATTCCTCATTTTTATGCTGAACATTTTCGTTTATTTGAAGATTACACCCAAGTAGTTTTGCCTCTATTACCATTCGTGGGCAGGTATCTCCTCCTGCCGGTAGATAAACGAATCCTTCTGAGGATGCCATTTTTGCCAAGAGATTTTCGTAAGGTAAATCCCATACAACTTCATAAGTTTTATTGTTGTCTTCGCACCATTTTTTTGCTTCTTCAAATCCTTTGACCCAAGATTGTGATCCAAGAACAATCCATCCGCTCTTTTTTTCATTTTTTAATGAATTTCTTAACAATCTTAAAGTTGCAAGAGTTTTACTTGAAAAAACAGAAGATAGAACAATGTTATCTCTTTCGCGGAGAAACGGGAAGAGTGAGAAATAGTGATTTTTCTGATTTTCAGACATCCACCACAAAGCTTGTGAACCGTAATAGAAAGCAGAGACAAGCTTTCCGTTCATTTGTTCGTGACAATCACATTGTTGTCCTGCGACCGTCTGATGTTTTTCAGGAGATCTGTACTTACAATACTTGTAGTCATACTCAAGAATGGAGTATTTAAGATTTGCAACTATGCTCGGTATTAGTTCTGGATTGATTTGAGAAAAATTGCCAAACAACCAGAACTTTTTTAATCCTTGATTCAAGAGAGAAATATTCAAATCTTTCGAATAGATTTTCTGAACTTTGTAAGGAGCTCTTTGAATTATTGCTTCTGAAGTCATCTCTGCTCCACCAGCATAGTCATTTTCAAAAAGATCGGCTACGAAAATTACTTCAGTATCATCTCTGATTATTTTATTTGGATTTATAAAGATCTGATCTTTAAAATTCAAA